AACGACTGGGGCGGAAAGACGGGGATTCGAACCCCGGAACCGCTTTAGGCGGTTACACGCTTTCCAGGCGTGCCTCTCCATCTTCCAATCGTTTAATTTTCAACAATTTACAAACTCACATTTTCAGACTTGCACGAATTTTGCACGACAGCCTCCGATTTAACACTCACAGAGGACACGCAATCACGCTCGAAGAAAGCACCCTCGCCAAGGAGAAGCCAGCGAGCGGACACGCCATAGTCACGAACCAGATACGAGAGCCAGGACACCTGGAACATATCACGACTCGGCTCCTTTTCGCAGGTGTTCATGTTCCACCGATTGATGCCATAGCGGTCGGTGAAGGTTTTCTTCCCACGAATCAGACGCTGCTCCTTCAACAGACGAAGGGCAACGAAGAACCGACAAACAACACGAACAGAGTCATTACTTTGCATAAGCCAAGAATTTATTCATCAAACACACCGACCTCGTCTTCATCATCGCCATAGACAGAACCATCAAAGATAGATTTTTCTACCTTATCCCAAACCTCCTTTTTATTTGGAAGCTCGGAACGAAGCACGGACAAAGCACGAAGCCTCGAACTTTCAGAAGAAACATCACCTTCCTGCCCAGTCGCAATAAGCGCAAGGCTGTCAAGTTCAGCATCCTTATATTCACGAGCCATCTGCTGGTCAACCCATTGCTGGCGAACAGCCTCCTCTGGCTTTTTGGAATTGCAAGACCAAAACAAGCCAAAGGATAAACACGCAAACAATACCTTTTTCATAATTTACTTTTTTCACTAAGCAACTCCGCCTTTGCCAACCTTTTCTCCAGACGAACGAAAGGAGAGTCATAAACACATTTATCAAAGCGATGCGAAAGCCCCAGCTTCACGACACGCACCTCATCATCATAGCGTTTTAGTTTGCGATAGAGAACAGCCAGACGCTCGATAGAATAGAGGTAATCATTTATGCGAAGCAAAGGAGAAGCCTCCCCGAAAGCAACGCATTGTTCATAGGCAGACACAGCAGATGAACAATCATTCATTTTTTCTGACATCATGCCTTTGTTTTGAAAGCCAGAAGCAACGGAGAAAGTCTCCTCAAGTCTTCGATTTTTCTCACGAAGGCGAGCAATACCCTCCTCTGCCTCCGCCACCAAAGCAGAACAAGAATCCACCTACACACCTCCCTTCTGATTTTCCATCAAGGACAACAAGCGGTCGATTTGTTCGTCTTTTTTTTCAAGGAGACCCAAAAACCGCTCCGAGATGGTGCTGATTTGGTTTTGAGACCCCAAAACAGCCACAGAACTATCAGAAGCGTTTGCAGAACCACCGTTATCGTTTGGGTAGAAAAAGCAAACACTTTTGTGTGTAACACGAGCAATATCCTCCAAAAGCCCACTCTTTACGTTTTCCGAGCGCAGAGCATTATGAAGCCTTTGGTCGCCTTCATAACCAAGCAAGCGAGACAACTCAGCGAGAGAGATACCCTCGGCTGCCAAAATTTCCTTTATTCTTTGTCCTGTCATAACCTTTTATCAATCAGATAGTTAAACACCAAGCCTTATTTAGTTAAGACTAATTAACACACAAAAATGAAAGAAACACACTTTTTTGTTTGGTAATACAAACGTTTTTGTGTATCTTTGCACTCGGAAAACGAAAGAAAATACGTTACCACAAACAAAAGTAAAGAAAAAAGTTGAAATAACCAAATAAAAAAGGAGAAAAATGACAGAAATCGATTTGATGACTCCAATGGAGAGGAAGAGAAAGGAGCGCAACGAGAGCATCATCGCAGAGTTCAAGGAGCTCGCACCGAAGCTCACAGCGCAGGGAAAGAAGCCATACCGCATACTGCGAGCATTGGCTGAGAAGCACGGAATCACCATCAGCGGTGTACGCTTCATTTTGGTGGGTGCAGGATGCTACACCACCGCTGACGAACTGAGTAAAAACATCTAACAAAAGTAAGGGGGCAAGACAATGAAAAAAGCAGAGAGAGCCATCATGTGGACAGGCGCAATCGGAACGCTTATCTTCGGCATCACCCAGACAGCAGCAGCCATCATCAGAGGCGAATGGTTTGTGGCTTTTTGCTTTGCTTGCATCATTGCGATAAGCAAGGGTATGATGCAAGCCTTGGACGCAGAGGAAAAAAAAGGAGGCGAGCCATGACGGAGACCAAACCGAACATCGAGCCAGCAGGGCGATACACCATCGCAAGAACCTGCGAGATTCTCGGCATCGACAGAAGTACCCTGCACCGCCACACGAAGAAGGGGAACATCAAGGTTCACTACCGAAAGAGCACGAACCGCCCGTTCTACACAGGGCTGGACATTCTGAAATTTTGGCAGATTGCCATTTAACATAAGTCAAACATTTAAAAATTACAATTATGGGATTATTTAGAAGCACAAAAGAGGCAGCGCAAGAGAAGGCATTCAACGAAGCTACCGATTGGTTCAAGAAACAGGCAGAGACAGCGGAAGCATTCAACGAGGAAGACGGCAAACTGGGGGGGCAAGACACACCGAAGCAAGCACGCATCTTCATAGCCATCGAGGACGATGGGGAGAACGGCATGGTCGTAGCATCGGTCAAGTCGAACAGCCCAAAGGTGATGCTCGACGCATTCTTCAAGCTGGCACAGCAGGAGCAAACCTTTGCAAACCTCATCCAGGCGACAGCAGCAAAGCTGGACATCGTGGATGGCATCAAGAACGACGAACACCTGTCGGAAGCACAAAGACAGGCATTACAACGCATAATCAATATTTTGTAGCAGCATGAGAATCGAATTCAAGACAATCACCATCAAGGACTTCAAGGGAGTTCTTGGGGAACGCAAGATAACATTCAACCCAACGCTGACCCAGATCTTGGGAGCGAACCACGCAGGTAAGACCACAATCGTGGACGCAGTACAATGGGTCCTCTTCGACAAGAACAGCATCGGGCAAACGATATTCGGCATTGACCCGAAGGACGAGAACGGAGAAGTTATCCACCATCTGGAGAACACCGTGGTTCTCGAGCTGACAGCAGACGGCAAGGATTACAAGCTGGAGAAGGTCAGAAGCGAGACCTGGACTAAGCCGAGAAAGAAGAGCGAGGCAGAGATGACAGGACACACCACTAAGTACTTTGTCAACGACAACAAGTTCACGCAGAAGGACTACAAGGCATTCGTCGATGACCTCTGCAAGGAAAGCCTCTTCAAGGCGATAACGACACCTTCCTACTTTCCGAGTCTCCCAGCGGAAGACCAGCGCAACCTGCTGACCAAGATGGTGGGCAAGACCACAGACGAAGACATCGCAGGGGACAACGAGGACTTCAAGGCATTGCTCCATGAGCTGAGCGGAACAGACCTACAGAAGTACAGAGAGCAACTCCGCTACAAAATCAGCGAGCTAAAGAAAGAAATCGAGCAGATACCAAGCCGCATCAACGAGAACACGGAGGAGCTGAAATCCCTTCAAACCAGCAAGCCAGACTTCAACTTCACCCGAAGAAGAATCCAGGAAATCGAGAAAGGCATCGAGAACATCGACAGCGAGCTGGCAGACTTAAGCCGCACCGTGGACACAGAGTTCAACGAGCGCACCAAGGAGCGCACAGAGATTAACAAGCTCAAGAAAAGAATGCAAGCCATCGTCCAGAGTTACCAAGACAAGAACACGAAGGAGGAGCGCAAGCACAAGAAAGCCATCGACGATGCGAAGTACGAAATCGAGGTGACGGAGAGAGCCATCCGCAACGCAAAGGCTGCGATAGAGGACGGACAGGCAGAGCTCAACAAGATAGCCATCACGAGCGATGACTTCAAGAAACGCTGGATGGTTCTCGACCAGAGCACGTTCAGCTGGGACAACAACCAAGAGATTTGTCCGACCTGCCACCAACGCCTACCACAGAACGACATCGACAAGATGAAGGAAGAAATGGAGGGCAACTTCAACGACAACAAGAGCAAGCAATTCGACGCATTGGAGGCAGAGGCAGCTCGCATCAAGAAGAGAAAGTCGGAGGCAGAGGCAATCATAAAGAATGCCCAAGACAAGCTGGAGAAGCTGGAGCAACAGCACAAGGAGCAAGAGGAGAACTTGCAGAAGGCACAGGAAGCCAAGCCAACACTCTCATATCATACAGACGATGAGGAATACCAGCAGCTACAAATGGACGTGAACGCAAGAACAGCAGCCCTCGAAGCAAGAACGGAGGAAGAGACAAACGACACCAAGGTGAAGCAGGAAGCCTCCCTCAAGCAGCGAAAGGCTGAGCAGAACCGCCTACGAGACGAACTGAGAGACGAGCTCGCCAAGGAGCAGCGCATCACAGACAAACAGAACCGCATCAAGGAGCTGGAGAAGAGACAGCAGACCTTGAACCAGCAACTGACAGAGCTGGAGAAGAAGGACTACACAGCCGAGCAATTCACCATCGCCAAGATTGAGAACCTCGAAAATAAGGTGAACGAGTTATTCACCAACGTGCAGTTCAAGATGTTCGAGAGCCACATCACCACGGACGGAATCAAGCCGACCTGCGAATGCACCATGCACGGCACGCCTTACAGAGACCTCTCCACCAGCGAGAAGATAAACGCAGGAATCGACATCATCAACGCCATGTGCGCATTCAACGACACATACGCCCCATTGCTCATTGACAACGCAGAGAGCATCACGGACATTCTCCCGACGAGAAGCCAGCAGATACTCCTCATTGTTTCGAGAGACAAGGAGCTAACAATAATTCAGTAACAATTTTTTAAAGCAAAAGTGATTATGACACAAACAGCATCACCACAGCAAGGAGGGCAGCAAGCCAACACGCAGCTGACCTCGCAGAACGCAACCGCACTCAAGCGGATGCAGGAGGAAACGACCCAGCAGATTCTCGACAGAGTAAACGGCTGGCAGGAGACAGGAGAGCTAATCCTTCCCAAGGACTACAAGGTAGGAAACGCCATCAAGCTGGCATGGCTCTACCTGCAGACGGTAGAGAACAAAGCGCACCAAAAGGCAATCGACGTTTGCACCAAGGACAGCATTTGCAACGCTCTTCTCGACATGGTGCTCCACGGAGAATACCCGAAGAAGCACTGCTACTTCATCGTTTACGGAGACCGCCTGGAGTGGAACGAGCGATACCTTGGCAAGTACATGAGAGCCAAGAGAGACACCGAGATAGCCGAGGTCTACCCACAGGTCGTGTACCAGGGCGACGAGTTCATCTACAGCATCGATGACCTCGGACAATACCAGCTGGTGAAGCACACACCGAACCTCGCCAACATCGACATCACCAAGATTGTCGCAGCCTACGCCATCGTGGTCAACAAGGACGGAAAGCGACACATGGAGGTCATGACAATCAACCAAATCAGAAAGTCATGGCTCCAGGGAGCAGCGAAGGGAACGAGCGGAGCGCACACGAACTTCACAGACCAGATGTGCAAGAAGACGGTCATGGCAAGAGCTTGCAAGATAGCACTCGACAGCACGGCAGACTTCATGGAAGATGACGATGACCCGAACCGAAACAGAGACGAAGCCTCGGCAGAACGAGACGCAGCACAGGGCAGACAGACAATCGACATCGAGGCGGAAGAGGTCAAAGACCAGAAGCCGATGGGCATCGAGGCGAAAGCCAACTACATAGACATGGGCAACGGACAGCAGCCAGCACCCGAACCAGCACCAGCAGCCAACGCAGGATCTGGAACGGCAACGACAAGCAGAGCCTGTCCATTGCCATAACACAAGGAGGGAAGAGCAATGAAGATGACAATCCTCGGAAGCAGCAGCAAGGGAAACTGCTACGTCTTGCAGAACGACAGCGAAGCAATCATCATCGAGGCAGGGATTAGCCTCGCAGAGGTCAAGAAGGCACTCGGCTGGAACATTGCGAAGGTGAAAGTTTGCATCATCAGCCACCAGCACAACGACCACGCAGGACACGCAGCCGAATACGAGAAGGCAGGAATACCGCTGCTGGCTCTCCCCTCCGTCATTGAAGCCAAGAGGCTCGAAGCCACCACGACAACAGCAATCCACGAAGGAAACGGCTATATTTATGGAGGCTTCAAGATTCTACCCTTCAAGGTCAAGCACGACGTACCATGCGTCGGCTACCTCATCGAGCACCGAGAGGCAGGGCGCACCCTGTTCTTCACAGACACATACGCAATGCCTTACGACTTCAAGAACATCACGCACTGGATGGCAGAGGCGAACTACAGCGACGAGATTCTCAACCAGAACGTTCTCAACGGATGGGTGCCAGCAGCACTACGGAAGAGAGTCATCACAAGCCACATGAGCATAGACAACACCATCGGCATCTTGAAGCGAAGCGACCTCACGGCAACCAAAGACATCTTGCTGATTCACCTATCGGACGGCAACAGCAACGAGAAGGAGTTCATCACCAAGGTACGAAGGGCAACAGGCAAGACAACCAGAGCAGCCAGCCCAGGGATGGAGCTGGACTACGACAAAGATTTTAACATTTAAAGCAAAAAAATGGAAACAGAAAAACCAGAGAAAATCATCGAGCCAGGAAGAGAGAACGCCAAACTGACGAAGATGGCAGAGAAGGTCTACGAGATTGCGAACGAATACAGCAAAGAGAACGAATTGCACTGCCTCGTTCTTATGGCAGACAAGGAGGGAGGCGCAAGTTTCACAATCGGAGACGAAAAGATGATAGCAAAAGAATTCAAGGAGAGCGGAAACATTCATCCAATCTTCAAGACAATTATGAACTTAATCAAAAAATAACAACATGGCAAAATTAGAGATTGAAATCCCGACAGGCAAGAAAGCCGAATGGGTGGATGGTTTCTTGAAACTTGTGGACATCGAGCAAGAACCAACAGAGACAAAGAAGGACAACCGCCCAATCACGGAACGAGTGAAGACCTTCGAGGATGCATGCAAGGAGCTGGGTGAAGACCACAAGCTGGTGCAGCAATTCAAGGCTATCGAACCAGCAATCGCAGAAGACAAAGAAGCAATCGCATTCTTCAAGCTGGGCATCATCACTGCAGCACTCAACGAGGGATGGGAGCCAGACTTCACCAACGAAGAGGAATACAGATACTTCCCTTACCTTTGCCTTTGGACGAAGGAAAAGCTGGAGCAGAAGACAGACGAGTGGAAGGACGAACGCAACCTACAGCTGTGGTTTGGTGGCGGCACCTCGAGCTACGGTGCGTGTTGCGGTCTCGCTGCTGCGTACTCGAGCAACGCCTGGTCGGTTGCGAGTGCGAGCATCTCGGCTCGGCTTGCACACAAGACAGAGCAGCTGGCAATCTACAGCGGAAAGCAATTCACGGAATTATGGGCTAACTACACAACAGGAAAGGAGGTCATGTCATGGAGAAATTCTTAGGACAGGAGTTCGAAGACCTCAAGGAGCGAGAGCAATACTTGAAGGACAACGCAGACACAATCGAGGACATTGGCTACAGCAAGCCTATCCCAAGCGAGCAAATCGAGAAGCTGAAGGAACAACTTGCAGATGCCAGCATTAAGAAGCTGGAGCAGGAAGAGGCAAAGAAGACAGCCGTCCAGATGTACAACGAGGAAATCAAGGGTTACAAGAACACCATCAAGGACGTGGCAGACAAGCTGAAGAGCAAGACCACATACGTTAACGAGCCATGCTATAAGATGGTGGACGCACAGACCCGACAGGTCGGTTACTACGACAAGGAGGGGATGCTGGTTTACCAGCGACCAGCAAGAATGGCAGAACTGCAACCTCGCCTCTTCGAATTGCGCCCAGGCAAGACAGGGACAGAGAATAAATAACATAAGTTTCACATTCAAAAGATTTCAAAATGACAGAACAACAGAAAAAGACAGCAGAGCAGCGAGCAATCGAGAAGCTCACAGAGATGAACACCGAGGAAGGCAAGGAGACCGTCATCCGATTTGGAGAAGCCCTCCCATTGAAGGAGCCAAAGGCAGTAAGCATCAGCGGAACCATCGACGCACCAGCACGATGGGTGGAGAAGCGCAAGGATGACATTGTCTCAGCCGACGCACACGTCCTCGTGGACAGAGACCACATGAGCATCACGCTTAAGACGGACGAGAACAGCGCATACAGCGACCAGATCTGCGGAACGCTGACCCTTTCGAGCGAGATGCAGGAGTTCGGCATCAACACAGGCGAGAGCATGTCCTGCTTTGACATGGCAGACCGCATCAAGCAACTGCGCTCCTACTTCGACACCATGCAGAACGCCATGAAGCTGGTCACAGAACTGCGCAACTTCAAGGCGAAGGTCGACAAGGAGCTGGAGATGAGCGATGACAAGCGAGGCAACCAGCGAATCCTCAGAGCGCAGACGGTCGAGAGCAACCTGCCCGAGAGCTTCAAGATTGAGCTCCCAATCTTCAAGGGCATGCCGAAGGTAACCATCGAGGTCGAGGTGGAGATTAACCCGAACGACCTCTCCTGCACCCTTGTCAGCCCAGAGGCGCACGACATCGTAGTGAAGGAAAGAGACATCCACATGGATGCCGTCCTCGACAGAATCAAGGAGGCTGCACCAGCCATCGTAATCATCGAACAATAACAACAACCACCCAGGGAGCAGCCAAGGAGCAGCTCCCAAGGGTGATTATAATGCAAGCAGAAACATGAGCAGGAACGAGAAAATAAGAGCCTTTGTCATCGACGCACAAGACACCGAGCGAATGCTGGAGGACTTCACCGACGAAGAGGCAGGAAAGATTCTGAGGGGGCTACTTGCCTACGCTAACAGAGGCGAAGAGTTCGAGACAGAAGACAGAGCGATGCGCTGCCTGTTCAAAACCATTCAAGCGAACATAGACCGCAACTACGACAAGTACGAAGCGAAATGCGAGCGCAACCGACAGATAGCCCTGGAGCGAGAAAAGAAGAGAAAGGAAGCGAAAAAGAACGCACGTTCACAAGAAACACGAACGTACACGAACGTACACGAACGTACACGAACGTCACCTATAGAAAATGAAAACGAAAGTGAAAATGAAATAGAAATAACTAATAAAGTTATAGAAGAACCTAAAGGTTCTATTATTAAAGAGGCTAAAGCCTCTACGTCAGAAACAAGTTCTGACGCTGCAGCAGAGCCACGCACAGGGGCGAAGAGCGAGGCGAAACCAACGAAGAAGGAAGACAAGATAGACTTCGAGAAGGTACGCCAGCAATTCAACCGCATCATGGAGGCGAAGAAAATCCCGAAGCTCAAGGGCAAGATTGCAGGACAGCGCAAGGCATTCTTTGAGGCACGAGTCAGAGAAAACGGCATCGTTTCGGTTTACAGAGTGATGGTCAAGGCAGCCGAAAGCAACTTCTTGAACGGAGGAGGTTCGAAAGGATGGGTCGCCAACTTCGAGTGGATATTCAGACCCAACAACTTCCCGAAGGTGCTGGACGGCTACTACGACAACCAACCACCAACGACAACAGCGATTCAAACAAACGGAGGATTCAGACATGACACAGCAGAGACACCAGCCGCAAGCGGTCGGGCAAATAATCGCAACCAACAGAGGGCTACAGAACAGAACGAACGCATCCAAGGCTACGCAAGTGTCGCCAGCAAGTGGAGGCAGATTGCTGACAGCGACGCTGCAACGATGGGCAACGAGGGATAGCCTACTGCAGACCTTCCACATCGACAAGCAGATGGAGCTGACGAAAGACCCAGAGCGGTGCTACTTTAAGAACGCCCCCACCCTTTGGACGGTCAACCTGGCCTACGGATTCGGAACAGCGCAGGAATGGCTGGCATACCAGATAACCGACCTTTCGGAGTTCAGCGGAGCAAGGGACAAAATCACGGACAGGCAGCTCGACCAAATCATCCAGATCATAACGGACGATTACGGATTCTTGAACATGGCAGAGATAATGCTTTTTTGCCGACGATTCAAGCGAGGGCTTTATGACAAGTTCTACGGAAGCGTTGACCCGATAGCCATCATGCAAGGACTTAACGAGTTCTGCAGGGAGCGCAACGAGGCATACGCCCAGCGAGACAAGAGACTGCAGGAGTGGAAGGATTGGTGGGACTTGCACAACCCGAACAACATGACCCACGAGGAAGCGAACATCATCAACCAGATAAAGGCTGAGTACGAAATGAACACCCGAGAGCAAGACAGGCTCACGGAAGAGAAATACAAACAGATTCAAAAACAAAGAGAAAATGGCAAACATCAAGAATTTAAGCCGCATCCATGAGATTGCGGAGAGCCTCCCGAAGCTGGAGTACGCAAGAAAACTATTGTCGCAGGAAGAGAGCCTGGCATTCGTAGGCATCCCAAGCAAGAGAATGCCAAGCGGTGAGAAGGAGCAAGGAACACTGGTCATCCTGCCAAAGGAGGTAAAGTTGAACATTTTGAACGTTCTCAATCTTGAGATTAACAAGCAGAAGGAGGAGCTGAAAGGACTATGATGAAATTTTGGAACCCTATAGAGGCTTACCGCAAAGCGAGCCAGAGAGCAAAGAACGAGCAGACACGCCACGAGGCTAAGAGCAAGATTTGCATCGGGGACTACACCGACAGCAACGGCAGCACATACACAGCCCTGCTGATAGACGGAATCCCCGTGCACCGCATCACGGCAGACAACATCACCGAGAGCGAGATTCAGCTGACAGCCGTCCGCAAGGAGTACTTCAACAAGCGAGCCATAACAGCCGATTAACGAAAGGAGCAGCACATGGACAAAAAGGAATTTTTCGAGAAGGTCGCCCAGATGCGCCAGCAGCAAAAGGCGTTCTTCAACGCAAAGCCGAGCTCGCAGGAGCGCAAGGACGCTCTCATCGCAAGCAAGAGGCTGGAGACCGAGATAGACCAGGAGATAGAGCGAGTGAACGCTGTCCTCTCCAAGAAGGACATCTACCTGGTCCAATACCAGGACGTGGACGGAACCATAGCGAGCCACCTCGTCGAGGGCTTCGACATGGAGACGCAATACAGAAACGGATACATGGTAGCCAACATCACGAAGAGAATCATAACGTACAACGGCAAGGATTGGGAGGCAATGACCCTCCAGCCAGGCAGCTCCATGCCAACAACGATGAAGGGAGGCAACCCATGATGACGCACGCCAGCCTATTCTCGGGAATCGGAGGCGCAGAGGTCGCAGCAGCCTGGATGGGATGGCGCAACGTTTTCCACTGCGAGATACAAGAGTTTCCTCGCAAGGTTTTAGATTACTGGTTTCCAAAAGCAGAAAGTTATGAAGACATCACGAAGACAGACTTCACAAAATGGGGGGGCAAATCGATGTACTCACAGGAGGATTCCCCTGTCAGCCTTTCAGCCTCGCAGGAAGAAGAAAGGGAGAGGCTGACAACCGCTACCTCTGGCAAGAGATGCATAGGGCAATCCGAGAGATTAACCCCACTTGGGTCATTGGTGAAAATGTTGCTGGAATCACAACGATGGTGGAGTCCAGCAAAGAGACTTACATGGGTCGTGAAGCCGACCTTTTCGAGGCGCACGATTTATATCGAGAGGAAAGCAGGTTCACGCTCGAACGCATCTGTCAAGACCTCGAAGCCGCAGGATACGAAGTCCAGCCGCTTATTATACCAGCTTGTGCCGTCGGAGCACCCCACCGAAGAGACAGGATCTGGATTGTTGCCCACCGTACAGACGCAGGGGCTGAAACGATGCAACAAGAAGGGCAAGACGGAGTTCTACCCAACCTCGATGCTTCCGACACCTACGGCAACCGACATGGGAAGCGGACGGACGAACAAATCACCAACGCCAGGGGCGAAGGAGAGACCGACGCTCGCCAAGGCAGCGAAGATGATGCTACTGCCAACCCCGATGAGCTCCGAGATTTCCCACAGCAAGAGAGTGCAGGAGCTGAAGGAGACAGGGGCTACGGACTTTCAGAGCAGGGCGAACGGAGCCAAGCGACCGAATGGGCTGATGGACTTCATGGAGTTTCACGACCTCCAGCCGACACCGAACGCAGTGGAAGCGACGAAGTACACCCACAAGCTGAACCCGAAGAGCCAGATGGGGAGAAGCCTCACGGCACTTGCGGTGAACGGATTGATGACGACACCATCGGCAAGAGACTACAAAGGAAACACCATCACCACGACAAGAAGACGCAAGGGGCAGTTCACCAGATGGGGAGAGATGCTACCCGACTTCATAACCCGATTGCAAGAGGAACAAACAGGGGATTCGAGGGCTTCCCCTCAGTTGAACCCACTATTCGTAGAGGAAATGATGGGCTTTCCTCTTGGATGGACAACCTATCCATTTCTTTCGGAAGATGGAGACAAGAGAGCATAAAGGCGTACGGAAACGCATGGGTGCCACAGGTCGCCTTCGAGATTTTCCGAGCCATCGAGTCAATAACCAAACAACAGACAGAACAATGAAGAAACAAGAGACAACGGCAATGCAGCACACCGTAAAGCAGCTGAGAAAGTACCAAGCCAACACCCGAACAAAGCAGGGCGAGGCTTTCATTGCAATCACCAAGACGGCAGACAACCAGGCGAGCCTCGGATGGAAGGGAACGAAGCGAGACCTTCTTAACCTTTTGTTCACGACTTGCAGAAACGACAGAGGGATGGCGGCACTCATCTGCAGAGCCGCCAAAGACCACATCGAGCATTGCAAGCAGAGCCATCAGGCATGGGTCGATTTGACAGCGAACATCGTCGGACTTGACAGAGAGCTGGACGCTGCAGACCAAAAGCAGGAAGGAGGCGAGTAATGGAGTTTAGAGAATTAAGCCCAGCGGAAGAAAGGGAGTTCTTCAAGCAACTCATTGCAGCAGCAATCACAGGATTATGCGCCAACCCAGAGAGCTACGAAACTGAATACAAACGCATTTCAGAAATGGCTGTGGAGCAAGCGAACGACACCATCAAGCAAGTCAACCTTTACTTGAAGCCATGATAGACCCGACGAAGATACGCAAGGGTGACATCGTCGCCACAAAGCGACAGAGCATCATCGTGGAACGAATAGAGAGCGAGGGAAGCACCCTCGCCTTCTATGGCAAGATTTGCAGAAAGGACGGATGCCCAAGCAGGAAGAGCTGCATCCACAGAACCATCTACCCTGCCGTGATTTTCAGAGTCACCAGGGGAGCAAACATCATAATGACAGCAACATGAAAAGAAGACAAGCAGAAAAAATCATGAGGCAGCAAGCCGAGAACGACCTGCCCCTTCACAAGGTCAACCTCACATGGCTGAGGGCATGGGACAACTACACAGCCGCAACGATGCCAGCGGACGTGCCAGGCAAGAGAGACCACAGAATAGAGAAGGCAATAAAGATAACAACCAAGGCAAAATAAACAAAGGCAAGGAACATGGGAAAGAACAAAAAGCGCAACAAGTGGAACAACCAGCCACGCAAGCAACAGAATCCGCTGGCACAGGCACAGCAGATGGTGGCACCGAGAACGTGCCGTGATTATTGGGCGAACGAGCTCACGGAGGAGGAACAGCAGATATTCAACACCCCGATGGCGGTGGCGCAGCACGCAGGGGTCGTTCAACGCCTCGGCTACCTTACAGCCACCTTCTACCACCTCCACAGCGTGCAGAACCTCATCTTCGGAGAGATGCAGAACATCGTCGAGGATTGGGGATTGTTGATAAAGGGCGTGCAACCAGTCATCAACAGCCTCCAGCAGAGCGAGGACAAATTCTTCAAGGTCATGCACGATCTGGTGGAGACACAGAGCAAGGGAATCAAGGAAACCTATCTCCAGGACGTGGATGCGCTCTTCGACAGAATCTACCGATGGGAGGGAATCCCCAAGGCATGGAAGCCAGGCGACGACCAAAAGCTGGAGGGCAGGGCGAGGATGGATGACATCATCGGCAGCTTGAAGGAAGGAACGCTAAAGCTGAAGGAACAGGACATGGAGCCAGAGCCGATAGCGGAAGCATCCACCCTCTACGCCATCGCAGAGATGAACGAGGACGAGACAAGCACCATCGTCAAGCAGGACATCGCCAAGAAGGGACTCGCAGCGATACAAGCAAACAAGCTGGCAAGGAAGAACATCAACAAGATGTACATCCTTTTCGAGCAAAGACAGCAAGCGCAAATGACCTGCCACATGACACCATTCAAAGCGGTGCAAATGCCAGCAGGAGACAAAGCGGAGCTGGTCGAGATAGACATAAAACCAAAGGGCAAGAAGCCAAAGGAGAAAAAGCAAAATGAGTGAAAGAACACCCGAACACATCAACTTCAGACGCTGGGCTAAAGGAGACAGAGTTTATCCCACAGCGTCCGAAGGAAGCCCATCTTCTCGCAGTCACAGACAAGAAGACAGGCAAGGTTTGCGACATTGCAATAGCGCAAGACGAACCACCATACCACAACAGAGGCTGGAAGCTGAAATGCCTCTACCCAAAGACGAGGTACAGCATCGAGCGAATGCAAACCAACCTTAGAGGCATCACGAACAGATGAGCGGAACAGGACACAGATTGCAGGACACGCCATGCGGTCGCTGCGGTCACGCTTACGAGAGCATCAACACATGGGTGTGCGGAAAGCACCACAAGCTACTCTTCGAGAAGAGCCAGCCATGCGACAGCCTCACATCCGAAAGACAGGAGGTTAAATGGAAAGAGAAAGAAACGACAGCTTAGAGGAACTCTTGAAACTCAAGGTCGAGGTCAAGGATTACATCGACCCAGACCTAAAACAAGACGAGATGGAACAACACAAGCTCCACCTCCTCCACCAAGAGAGACACCATCGGCAGAGAAAGAGACATGCCGCCAAGGGCAAGCCATGGAGATGGAACAGAATCAGAAGCAGACCGAACACCAAGCACGGCTACCACTGAGCCAGCGGTAGAACCATCGCCCGAATGAGGGGGAGGGTTTGGGTGGGGGTGCGCATACACCCACATACCCACAGGTGCGCACATAGGCGCATACGCACGCAAGTGCAAGGCAAGCAAGAACAACAAAAGCAAAAGGAGAACAGAACAAATGACAGACACAGACGCAATGCTGATGATAGGCGCAATTATCATCCTCGCACTCTACGCTGCATGGCTATGGGACGAATTCAAGAATGCAATACCATACCCAGATGTCGAAAAGAGCCAAAATAAGGGCGCACAAGCGCACGAAAGCACCTCGAACGAGGAAACACCAAGCAACGAAACAAAAACGCAGCAGGAGGCACGAAAATGAGCCACAAAGAGCAAATAATCATCGGAATAGACCCAGACACCGACAGAAACGGCATCGCCATGCTCGACATGACCACACACAAGCTCCAAGTCCAGATGCTGCCGTTTCCGAACCTCCTCGACTTCATCAAGGAGAAATACCACCAATTCGCAGAACTTGACAAATGGGACTTCAAGGTCATCATCGAGGCAGGATGGATGAACCAAGGCAACTACCACATCAAGCGGTGGCAGGGCAAGCAGGGCATCGCCAGCCTGGGCGTAGACCAAGGGCGCAACGAGCAAGTAAGCAGAACCATCGGGCAAATGATGGAGCACTGGGGCATCCCCTACGAGTTCAAAAGACCGCTGCCAAAGTGCTGGCACGGAGCCGACCGAAAGATAACCAAGGAGGAAATCGAGGAAATAACCTTACAAAAACTCGGTCGCCTCAACCAAGAGGGACGGGACGCAGCCCTCCTCGCCTGGGATTGGGCAGGATTGCCGATGCACATCACCAGCACCACCCTCCGAGGGAAGCCAACAGCGAAAAAGCCCACTTTTGCACGGAAATAGGCGTAATTTGTGTTAATTTTTCGATAAAAGTGATTATATTACAATCAGAAAAGCGTATTTTTGCGACATGAGCAGAAAGAATAACACCAACACAGACAATGAGCAGGAGCACCTGCAGGACTTCATGGGCGACATCGGGAACTTCGATTTACCAGACCTCGACTTGAATCTTGTGGACTTCATGCCAGCGGACGAAACCGAGGAAACGAGGTACACCCTGCCAAAGGTGGTGCCGATGAAGGAAGAATACGTCCTATACGACAACGCACAGAAGATGGCGAAGGAGCTGCGCCTTGGTTTCGGTGAGCGGTTCGACGCATTCGTGAGCGGTTCCTTCATCTTCGGAGACTTCATCGAGGCGTACCTAACGACACAGAACGCATGCGCCAGGAAGATGACCATCAGCACCCTCTCCATGAGCCAGAACAACGTGGACAGCCTCCACACGCTGATGGACAAGGGGTACATCCAGGAACTGAACCTCATAATCTCGGTTTACTTTTGGGGCAACGAGCGAAGCAGCCTCATTCCATACATCTACAAGCAGCTCGACATAGGCGACCGCTTCCAACTTGCGGTGGCAGGAGTCCACACCAAGACCGTACACTTCGAGACATTGGGGGGACGCAAGGTTGTAATGCACGGAAGCGCAAACCTTCGCTCCAGCGGAAACATCGAGCAATTCACGATGGAGGAGAACCCAGAGCTCTATGAGTTCTACGAGGAACACTTCAACAGAATCATCGACAAGTATGCCACCATAAGGAAGCCGATACGCAACAGCAAGGCGTGGGATTTGTTCACACGCATGACATTCGATAAAAGTTAAACATTCAAAACAGAGGAGACCAAGCCATGAGCAGCGGTTCAGAATCACACACAGGTGGAGGCAGCGTCCTCCACAGCAGCACCAAGGCTTCAAAAAGAGCCAAGAACGTCCTGCCATTCTCAATGGGGACAGGTGCCGCAGCACCATTTTAACTACATTTACAAAACAGCAGAGGCGAGCCTTCAAACAGGGCTCGCCTTCACTGCTTAAAGCCAAGGACACAAGACAATGGACACAAAACAAGACATACAGCGCAGGGAAATGGACATGAGTCAGCTCCACCCGAACCAAGGGCAGGTGGAGGGATTGCCAAAGAACCCTCGCTTCATTCGAGACCCGAAATTCAAGAAGCTGGTGAAGAGCATCCAGGATGACCCAGAGATGCTGGAGCTTCGAGAGCTCATCGTTTATGACACCAGCGACGAAAGGGGCTTTGTCATCATCGGAGGAAACATGAGATACGAAGCCCTGCGCAAGCTGAAATACAAGACAGCCGTCTGCAAGATTCTCCCCCACGACTTCCCGATGGACAAAATGAGACGCATCGTGCTGAAGGATAACTCCAGCTTTGGAGAGACGAACTTCGATGACCTCATCAACGAGTGGAAGCCAGAGGAGATAGACGCAGCAGCCATCGACGTGCCAGACATTCCCGACCCAGAGGAGGAAGAGGAAGCCAAGGACGATGCCTACGACGTGGCAGGGAACACGCCAAAGAAGGCAACCAGCAGAACAGGCGACCTCTACCGCCTCGGAAACCACAGGCTCATCTGCGGAGACAGCACCAAGGAAGAATATCTCGAAGCCTTGATGCAGGATGAACAGGCGGACTTGCTGGTCACCGACCCACCATACAACGTGGACTACCAAGCCAAGGGAAAGATGAAAATCGCCAACGACCACATGGCAGACGAGAACTTCGTCGCATTCCTCACCGACACATTGCAGAACGCAAGCAACAGCATGAAGCCAGGCGCAGCCTTCTACATTTGGCACGCAGACAGCCAAGGCTTCAACTTCCGAACAGCGGTGAAGAACATCGGATGGGAGACACGCCAGTGCTTGATCTGGAACAAAAACAGCCTCGTCCTCGGACGGCAGGACTACCAATGGAAGCACGAGCCATGCCTTTATGGATGGAAGGATGGAGCCGCCCACTACTTCACCAACAAGCGCAACCTCACCACGGTCATGGAGCAGAAGCTGGACATCGAGAACATGAGCAAGGCAGAAATGAAGGACTTGCTCACCCAGCTATTCGGAGGCGACATACCGACAAGCGTCATAGACTGCGACAAGCCGAAGAAGAACCCAGACCACCCAACCATGAAGCCTGTGCCTCTCATCGGCAAGCTCATCAGCAACAGCAGCAGACGAAAGGACATCGTCCTCGACATCTTCGGAGGCAGCGGAACGACACTCATCGCAGCGGAACAGCTGGGAAGGTGCTGCCGAATGGTTGAGTACGAGCCAATCTACGTGGACGTAATCATCAAGCGATGGGAAGAGTTGACAGGCATGAAGGCTGTACGCATCGGGAACATCAACGACCCACAGCCAGTGCAGCAGCCAGGCAAGCCAGCCGAGGCGACCAAAACAAAAACCAAGCAGAAGGAGGGATAAGCCATGCCAAGGGGAAAAGAGACAATGACGGAAAGCCAGCTCGCCAACATCGAGAGCCACAAATGGCAGAAGGGGCAGAGCGGAAATCCAAGGGGGAAGAAGAAGGACAGGGTCAAGGCTTTGCTGAAGCAGGTGCTCCCGAAGAGCAAGCTGAAGAAGAGCGAGGCTTTGTCCCTCGACGAGATAAACACCATCGAGAAGAGCATCCTCGCAATGGAGCTCTCGGACTTGCAGGTCTTGGCGAAGGCAGACGAGACACCAGCATACGCAAAGACCCTGGCGATGGCTGCAATCATCGACATGAAGAACGGCAAGACCACAACCATGGACAGGCTCATGGACAGGCAATACGGCAAGCCGCAGCAGAAGGTGGACATCACCACCAACGGCAAGACGCTGGAGCAAGGGAGACCGCTGACGAGGGAAGAGCAAATCGAGTACTTGAAGAAGCTGGAGGAGGAGTACTGACATGATGAACGACACCGAACTGCAAAGACTTTGGGTCTTAAGGAATCCCCTCAACTTCACGAGGTACTTCTTCAAGGAGAACGGAGGCAAGCGGTTCATTGTCGGACACCACCACAAGAAGGTCTGCGATGCGCTGGACAGGGTGCTGAGAGGGGAATGCAACAAGCTCATCATCAACATCGCCCCACGATACGGAAAGACGGAGCTCGCAGTGAAGAACTTCATAGCGATGGGACTCGCCATAAACCCAGCCTCCAACTTCATACACCTGTCCTACTCCAGCGACCTGGCCGTGGACAACAGCATCGCCATCAAGGACATCGTGAACAGCGAGGCATACCAACGGCTCTTCGACACGAGGGTCAAGTACGGAAGCGACACCAAGGCGCAATGGGACACGGAGCAAGGCGGTGGAGTTTACGCAACCTCAACCCTCGGACAGATTACAGGATTCGGAGCTGGCGAGGTTGACAGAGTGGATGAGCAGGGCAACCCTCTGCCCTACCGATTCGCAGGAGCAATCATCATCGATGACCCGATAAAGCCAGAGGACGCACTGAGCGACGTGGTGCGTGAGCGAGTGAACCGACGATTCGAGACAACCATCCGAAACCGAGTCAACAGCCGAAACACGCCAATCATCATCATCATGCAGCGACTCCATGAGCACGACCTTTGCGGCTACCTCCAGGAGATAGAGCCTGACGATTGGACGGTGGTGAGCCTCCCATGCGTCACCACCGACGCAGAGGGACACAAGCAGCCTCTATGGGAATTCAAGCACACCCTCGCAGAGCTGGAGAAGATACGCCTCGCCAACTCCTTTGTTTACGAGACCCAATACATGCAGAACCCGACACCTATCGAGGGCTTGATGTATTCGCATTTCAAGACATACGACACCATGCCGATAGAGGCGCACCTTCCAAGGCGAAAGTGCTACATCGACACAGCGGACACAGGAGCGGACTGGCTCTGCGCCATTTGCTACGACGAATACGAGAGCGGATGCTACGTGACCGACATTTGCTTCACCAACAAGAGCATGGAATACACGGAGCCAGCCGTCGCCCGAATGCTGGTCAGAAACCAGACCCAGGAGGTAGTGGTGGAGAGCAACAACGGAGGGCGAGGATTCAGAAGGAACGTGGAGAAGCTGGTGCGCCAGCTCGGGGATTGGGACATGGCGTTCATCGACCTCGCCCAGACAGCCAACAAGCAGACACGAATCTTCACCAACAGCTCCAAGGTTCAGAACATGGTCTTCTACCCAGCAGGATGGGAAGACCGCTGGACCCACTACGCCAACGCAATGAAAGCCTACCGCAAGGAGGGAGGAAACGAGCACGACGATGCGCCCGACTGCACCACAGGCATCGTGGAGCGTTTCGGCATGATTGCAGCCGTCCAGCTCACCGAAGAGGAAGAGCAGGAAATCGAGGATGAGATTTATTAACCAACCAAAGCATAAGGAGAAAAGACAATGCCACCAATCAGAGAAATCATTAACAGAGAGAAAAGACAGCCAGGCGACATCATCGCTGACTTGATGAACAAGACAATAGACGTGATACCTTGGGGAGACCTCGAGAAGGAGTACAACCCAAGAAAGCACCCAGTGTACACAGACCGCAACTACAGAGACAAGGTGCGCAGGGGAAGGGTCGAGAAGATGACCCGAATCACCTACAGCATCCAGAAGCAAGCGGTCAAGCGAATGAAGGAGCTCATGTTCACCATTCCCGTCAAGCGCAAATACACCACCAGCACCGATGACGAGAAGACGGCAGCTGCCATCATGGAGGCGATATTCAAGCGCAACCGAATAGACGCACTCAACCTAAAGAGAGCGCACAAGCTGTTTGCAAGCTGCGAGATGGTCACTATTTGGTTTGCGCAGAAGCAGGACACCGCATACGCTGGCTACGAGAGCAAGCTGAAGCTCAGATGCCGCATCTTCTCGCCATTGGACGGAGATGCCCTGTACCCACTTTTCGACGAATACGATGACATGATAGGGCTCAGCGTGGAATACAGCCGAATGCAGGGAACAGAGAAAACAACATACTTCGACACCTACACGGACGAATATCACTATAGATGGGCGAACAGCGGAAACGGATGGAAGGAAGACATGGAGCCAGAGCCGATAAGCATCCATAAGATTGCAGGAATCTACATCCACAGAGACCTCCCGATATGGGAAGACCAGAGCGACAACGGCTACGAGCTGGAGTGGACGCAGAGCAGACAGGGCAACTACCTCCGCAAGAACAGCCGACCAACATGGGTCATCTACTCGGACAGCAACCAGGTAACCGCACCGAAGAGCAAGAAGCAGGAGCCAGCCGATGACAACGCAGGGCGCAACGTCCTCAGATACGGGCAGAAGGACAAAGCGGAATACGCCACATGGAACCAGGCAACCGATGCCTTGAAGCTCCACACCGAGGAACTGAGGCGCAACATACACACCACCCTCCAGCTCCCAGACATGAGCATGGAGCAGATGAAGGCGACACCGATGAGCGGTGAGGCACGCAAGATGCTCTTCATCGATTGCCAGATGAAGGTCACCGACGAAAAGGGAGACTGGCTGGAGTTCTTCGACAGGGAAATCAACGTGGTGCGTGCCTTTTGCAAGGAGATGTACCCAAGCCTCGCTGGGGCTTTCGACTCCCTTGTGGTCGAGAACATAATAACGCCTTTTCAAATCAACGACCGCAGCCAGCAGATTAAGGACATGAGCGACGGAACAGGTGGCAAAGCCATCATTTCTCGCAAGACAGCCATCCGAGAACTTGACCTCGTGCCAGAGGAAGAGGTCGAGGAAGAGGAGAAGCGAATCGAGCAGGATGAAGCCACCGCCACCGACGGATTCAACAACGAACCAACATTCTAAAGGATAAAACATGCCAAAGAAGTTCACCATAGGCACATACGACAAGAAGCACAAGGAGAACCTCGCCAAGCGAGCCAAGAAGGTGCAGCAGCTCTACGATGCAGCCATCAAGCGCATCGCACAGGCAGCTGCGCCCTCCATCTTTGATGCAGACGAGAAGAAAGAGTTCAGCTTCGAGGACTTCCCAGCCTTGAAGAAGGAGATGGACGCACTCATGCAAGACATTGGCAGCAGCCTCCAAACCAACATCGAGGATGGAGACGAAGAGAGCTGGACACTCTCCAACACCAAGAACGACGCAATGGTGGACTCCATCATCGGCAAGGCAAAGCTCCCGAAGGAGACCGTCCAGCAATGGAAGCACCCACACCTCGAAGCCCTCTCCGCCTTCATTGACCGCAAGGAGGCAGGGATGAATCTCAGCAAGAGGGTCTGGAACCTCACCCAGCAATTCAAGGGGGAAATGGAGCTCGCCCTTGAATTGGGCATGGGTGAAGGAAAGAGCGCAGCCGAGCTGAGCAGGGACATACGAAAATACCTCGTTTATCCAGACAAGCTGTTCAGAAGGGTACGAGACAAGAGCGGTGCGCTCCGCCTCTCCAAGGCAGCTGCAGCATTCCACCCAGGGCGTGGAGTCTATCGCTCCAGCTACAAGAACGCCCTCCGAATGACAGCGACCGAGAACAACATCGCCTACCGCACGGCAGACCACACACGATGGAACGCCCTGCCTTTCGTTCTCGGCATCGAGATACACATCAGCAACAACCACCCTGCCGATGACATCTGCGACATTTTCGATGGCAAACGCTTCCCGAAGGACTTCAAGTTCACAGGATGGCATCCTTGGTGCAGGTGTTATGCCGTTTCCGTCCTTGCCAGCCAAGAGGAAATGGACGCTTACACCAGAGCCATCATCAACGGAGAGGACGTGAGCAACTGGAAGTTCAAAGGGCAAATCGACAAGATGCCGAAGGAGTTCAACCAATGGATGAAGGACAACCAGCAGCGCATCGCCACCGCTAAGTCAATGCCTTACTTCATCAAGGACAACTTCAAGGACGGAGACCCAACCAAGGGACTACGATGGGAAGGCAAGACACCTGATCATGAAAAGATACCAGCCAAGAGCAAGCATGAAATCATCATGGAGAACGCAGCCAAGAGACACGCTGCGAGAACAACAGAGCAGATAGATGACATCAAGGACGCATGGAGAGACAGAAGGCTGGATGCATACGATGACCGATGCGACCAACTGATGAAGACCCTCACATATAGCAAAGGACAGACACTCCCTGCATTGGCGAAGAGACAGATAACCCTGCGCAATGCCATCGGCAAGAATGCATCCGTAAAAGAGGTCGAGGCTTTGTTTGCTAAATTCGAGAAAGGCGTGAAGGCACAGAACGAATGGGACACCCAGGTATGGGGCAGCTTCACAAAAGAGCAAATCGCAAACATGAGGGATATAGAAAAGAGCCTCGGAATTAAGAAGGGAAGACCGATGACCTGCGAAGAAGCAGATATGCAGGAAGCCAACCCGAACCACGTGGAAGAATATATACGAAATAAGAGCGGAAGAAGGATAAAGAATCCAAAGTACAATTCCGTACGAGACGAGCCATTCAGTATAAACTGCCAGACTTGCGCTCCTGCTTACGCATTGAGACTTAAAGGATTTAACATCTGGGCAAAGGGCAACACAAGCGGTTCACTTTCTGAATGGATTTCATATCAACGCTCGTTCGAAATTTGGGAGAACCAAGACGGAACACCTGTCAAACCTGTCCTTACGGTCGATTGGATGAAACAGAAAGGAGTTACACGCATGACACCAACTCAATATAAAAAATACTTCGAGGAAACATGCAAAGAAGAAGGCGTGTACATTTTGACGATTGGATGGGATGGCGGTGGAGGACACGCAACTATCATTCAAAGATTCGCAGATGGAACGTTATCATACATCGAGCCACAGGTTTATAATGGGCAAAATGCAAGAAGACAGATGAAAGAACTTTATAACTACGGAGACAGAAACCCAATAAGCACAAGGGGCATCCTTCGAGTAGATGACAAAAACTTCAAATTGAAATTTTTGTCAATCTTTGATAAGTGATTTAATAATGGGGAGAGCGGAAGAATTCGACAACTTGACGCATTCCCCATTTTTATAATTCAAAAAAATGGCAGTACCAACATCCAAGTCATCGGGAAATTTAAACAAGAATACATCTGCCTCGTCATACTTGCCGAGGAAAACGAGCCTTTTCCCAAACCGAGAGATAAGGCTGCTCGCTTCATTTAAAACCGCCTTCGGAATTTTCATAAGTCTAATTTTTGCAGCAAACTTACGAAAAAAGACCGACACCGCCAAAGGAAAATTCCTATCTTTTCGGATTTTTGAATTAAATAACGTTAATTAATGATTGCAATATAATCACATTTAACATTAAATCCGTATTTTTGCAGCGTTACAAATTTGTAGAACCAACGCATAATTTTATGTTTGAAAAAATTTTAGCAGGGCTCAAAACCAAGTTTCCTGGGGTTGACCCTAAGATTTTAGAGCGGATAGCCAAGAAAAAGGCTGAGACGACAACCACGGAGGACGAAGTGAAAACCGTCGTAGATGGGGTGACCTTCCAATCCATCATAGAGAGCGAGGGCGACCGAAGAGCGAACGAGGCTCAGACAACCGCCATCAGCAACTATGAGAAGAAGTACAAGCTGAAGGATGGCAAGACCATCGACCAGCCAGAACCACCAAAGCCGAACGAACCGCCAACAGGAGGGGCGAGCGACGAGGTGAAGCAGATGTTCGCAAAGATGGAGCAGGAGAACAAGGCAATGCGTGAGCAACTCAACGGCATCCTACAGGAGAAGCAGGGAAACCAGCGCAAGGCGAAGTTCGAGGCTTTGTTCGAGGGAGCATCCGAAAAACTGAAGGAACGCTACATGCGCAACTACGACCGCCTCACCTTTAAGGACGATGAGGACTTCAACGGCTGGCTCGACACACAGAAGCCATTCGTGGAGAACGACATCAAGGAAGAGAAGGCATCGGGCGCAGCTGGCACCCCACCATTGGGTGGCAAGCGCAAGCCAGGCGAACAGGCAGACCCTGCGGTGACCGCCTACCTCAACGCAGAGGCAGCGAGGGAGACGCAGACCGCATCGCCCGTCATCATCGGACTGAGCCAAGCCGCACCAGCTACACCACCAGCGCAGTAGCAAAGTTTAACAATTTAAAGGATTGAGCCATGAACCGAATGTTCAAGCACCAAGACGCAGCTCCAGCCGACCCTGTCATCTTCGAAACCATTCTCACGGAGAAGCCAGGTGGCGGACTCGCCAAGAATCCAGCGTTCGACTTGCAGAAGGGTCTCGCCATGAGCGAGGACACCGACGGACGCTTCATCCCAATCAAGGGATACCGCCTCATCACAGAGGTCAAGACAGGAGACACCACTATCAAGATTGCCAAGGGTAGCGGTGTACAGAAAGGAGACATCATAGCCCACGGCAAGGTGGGTGTCGCATGCACGAATGTTGACACCGCCACAAGCCCAGATTATGACGTCGTGACCGTCACCCTTGGCGTGGCAATCGCCCAGGACACCGTCCTCTACCAAGCAGCCGCAGCAGCGGACGGAAATACAGCGTCGGCTGCACCGATTCACACACCGAAGTACATCCTCGGCACCTTTGTCAAGGCTGGAGAGGGAGACTTCGAGGTAAGACTTATCAGAAGCGCAAGCCTCCGCAAGGAAACCGCACCTGTCGCACAGGAGGTGGTGGACTTGATGAAGGGCATCACGCTCGATTAACATTAACAAAGGAGAAAAGCAACAATGGATGCACCATTATTCGACATTGACATCCCTGGAATGCAGGCGACCGTCAACAAGTTCCAGCCAGGAACAGGTCTCGCATGGGCTACCCTCTTCCCTCTGAAATACACCCGAAAGTTCGATATTAAGGGCTTGGAAGGCGACGAGGGCATCCCTGTGGCAGCAGACCGAGTCGCATTCAACACCAAGGCTCCAAAGAAGACACGCCAGAAGGTCGGCACTTGGAGCGGCAAGCTGAGCAAGTACGCAGTGAGCCGTGACAAGGACGAAATCGAGATTAACGAATACCTCGACGCACAGACCCTCGCCAACTCAGCGACCGAGAACCAGCAGGAGAAGCAGGAGCTCGTTAATTTGGTTTACGATGACGTGAACTTTGTCCGCAAGGCAATGGACTACAAGGTGGAGCTCGACTGCATGCGCATCGCATCAAGTGGAGTGCAGACCTTCCCTGCCAAGATTGAGGGAGACATGGCGACACAGGACACAATCAACTTCAACGTGCCAGCAGCCAACTTCATCGGAGTAAAAATCTCCGAGAAGAAGAGCAAGGCTGGCTCCGTTACCAAGAAGGGCTACGAGTGGAGCGACGAGGAGAACGCAGACGGACTCCTTGATCTGGCGAACGCACAGGACATGATAGCCAAGCAGGGACTGACAAAGCCACGCTTTGCGTTCATGGAGAAGGCGAAGTTCCAGGAGCTGGTGGCACAGAAGAAGACCGCAAAGCGACTCTACCCACAGGTGAACGACCTCTCGATGATTACAGCCGACATGATAACGCTGGAGAAAATCAACGCCTACAACGCAAGCCCGACACGAGGCTATCCACAGATTATCATCCTCGACACCTATGTGACCATCGAGCACAAGGACGGCAGCAAGGACACCATCAAGCCGTGGAACGTGAACGTGGTGACCCTCTCGCCAACCATCCAGCTCGGCTGGACTTACTACAAGAACGTGCCTATGGTGAAGAACACCGCTGCCTTGCAGGTTTACGGAGGCTTCTACAAGGTGACCCGATACAGCGAGGTCAACCCACAGAGCGAGACAACCCTTGCAGAGGCATACGTTCAGCCGGCACTCATCAACCGCAAGTCGCTCGTCTTCCTCAACACCGCCAACCAGACATGGGCGGAAGGAGAAGCAAGCGCATAACAACGTTTAACCGACCGCAAAGCAGCATGAAGACAAGCAACGCAATTAAAGCAATGAGCAGCTACCCGATACCAGCAGCGACGATTGAGAACATCATCGACGAGGCAGGGCTGGACCCAGGGGCAGAAATCACCAAGGAGATACGAGCAAGCGACCCATTCAAGAAGGCGAAGGCACTCACCTACGCCTTCCTTGCGGAAGCACCGAACATCACCCAAGGTGGAATCAGCTACACGTTCAGCGAGGACGAACGCTCACGCTTTGCCAAGAAATCCAACAGCCTCCTCGCAGAGCTGGAGGAAGACGAGGCAGGAACGGACATCCCATGCGGCTACATCGGGGAGGATTTCTGATGATTATCCAAAACGGCTTTCTTTTCACATTCGATACCACTGGAGGGGGATTGCTTCACGGCATCCCCCAAAAGGTGGACACCAAGCAGAGCGACCCAATCCCCTGCAACATTGTGAAGAACAAAAGCGACCACCAAGGCACATACCAGGACGGCAAGTTCAGACAATTTGCAGCCAAGGTACTAATCGAACCGCAGGACTTCACCGCCAAGAGAGTGAGGCTGACCGACAACCGAGGCACCGACCTCGGAGAGTTCGAGGTGCAGGACATCACCTACCTCGAAGCAGTGGACGCATTGCAAATAACCGTCTAAAAGGAGACACCATGCCAATAAAACCGAACTTCACGGCAGCAGACATCCGCAATCGGATGAACCAGGAGATAGAGCGAAGGAGACAAGCCATCATCGCCCAGCTTTTCTACATTGGGGAGGAATGCCTAACCCAAGCGAGAAGCGGACACAAGTACTTGAACCAGACAGGCAACCTTTGCAGCTCCATCGGCTACTGCATCCTCGTTGATGGCTCAATTGTTCACGAGGGAGAATGGAAGAACGTGAGCGGTGGCAAGGGCGACGGAACGGAGGGAAAGAAACAAGGCGTGGCTTTTCTTCATGATCTGGCGAGCAAGCAGACAAGCAAGGGCATCGTTTTCTTGATGGTGGCAGGAATGCCATACGCACAATACGTCGAAGCCATGAGCCTCGACGTTCTCGACACCAGCGAACAGATGGCGCAGCGCAAAATCAAGGAGATGCTCGACCGATTATTCAAGACAAAGACAGCTTAACAATGGCAACGAAAGGACAGACAACCATCGAAATGGAGATGTACGCAGCACTCGAAGAGCTGATGGGGAAGACGATAAAGGGAACGTTCTACCCCAGCGAGGTGCGCCCACTCGAAGCGAACACCGAGGACGCAGTTCTCACGGTCTCCAACGCAACGGCTGGTCAATTCCAGGAAGGCAGGGCACGGCTCAACATATACGTGCCTGACATCGACATCGGAGGCACAAGCCTCGTACCCGACAAGGGAAGAATCGCAGAGCTGGAAGCGATGACAGACGAGGTGGTCGAGAAACTTAATGAAGCCGACACCGCCTACTTCTTCGATTTGTTCCAAGCGACGGCAACCATTGCCGTGCCAGGGAAGAGCGAGCACTTAGTCAACATCGGTATTCATTTTAGATTAGCAAATTTATAAAATAACAAAGGAGACAACCACATGGCAGATTCAAAGAAAATCATCATGGCATGGGGAAAGTGCAAGTTTGAGATTGGAGACACAGGAGAGAACGACGCATTCGCAACGACCCTCTTCTCCGTAGGCACCATCAAAGACCAGAGCACAACCCTCACCTCCAACGACGGAGACCAGCTGCAGATGAAAGCCACAGGTGGCGAGGTCGTGGCACAGGAAGACCTGGAGGGAACACTTGAGGTCGAGACCACCGTCATCGAGCCAACCGCAGAGCTTTACGAGAAGCTGGGCATCGCAGACAAGGATGCCGATGGAGAGCAGAAGGTGAAGACCCATATCGTGCCAGGCGACAAGTCCGTGAAGATTACGCCACACAACAAGGGAGCGAAGGGAATCAAGGCACCGCTCTGCCGCATCAAGGTAGCACCAGCGATGGACGAGCAGAATGGTAACGCAATCAAAATCACCGCTTCAATCTTCAAGACAACAGGTGTGCCAGAGACACCAGCCGTCATGGACAGCGACGGACATACCGTCAAAACACAAGCGGTCGACAACAACTACTGGTACTCACGTTTCACGACAAAAGAGGCTTTGAAATAATCCCATATTCCAAACACCAAGAGCAGGAGGAAGCCCAAAGCCACCCTCCTGCTCTTTCACTTTAAAGCAACATGGAAGAACAAAAGACATTGGAACAGCAGGTGGCGGACACCATCCTCCAGCGCAAGACAACATCGCTGGAGATTGAGGGACGCACCTACGAGATACCAGCACCGACACCAGCGACCATCATGATGGTGAGCGCAGAGGTTCACAGGATGCCACGCATCAACCAAAACCCGAAGAGCATTCTGAACGAAACCCTGCTGACAGCCAAGGACTGCGAGGCTGTCGGACGCATCGCAGCCATCCTGGTCCTTGGAGCCAAGCGCATCAACGAGAACCGAAAGGTGGTGAAGAACGAGAGCCGCAAGTGGAGCTGGCGCAAGTTCAGATTCATAACCAAGCTGGAGACCGAGAGTGAGCTGGACTTCGTGGCACGCCACATCCTCGAGGAACTGACACCAGCCACGCTCAACGAGACAATCACCAAGAGGCTGATGGAGATGCAGGTGGGCGATTTTTTCGGTCTTACCACTTCCCTGTCCGCAATAAACATTCTCGAAAAGACCAAGGAAGTGGAACAGACAGCCCCTGGGCAATCATCATAGGATGGGCGAAGAACCTCGGAGTGACAACCGAGCAAGTACTATACGATTACAGCTACGCTAACCTAACCCTTTATTCAGCAGCCACGCCACAATTCGACGATGAGCAGCCAGCCAAGGATTGGGATGCAAGCCTGGACGCAAACAACCCCGATAATTTCAACAACGACGAAGAAGAGGAAGTCTTCGTAAAGGACTATTAAAATGGCAGATTTCGACAACGGAAGAGAAGGATTCTCGATAGGCATAGACGATTCACAGCTCCAATCGGACGCAGACAAGGTGGTTCAGCAATTCCAAACCATCGGACGCATCGCCACCGAGATAGGACAAAAGATAGACTCTGCATTCGGCAGCGTCAGCACGCAAGACCTACGGCAAGAGACAGAGGCAGCGAAAGACAAGATTCATGATCTGGGCAACGCCACCAAGAGCGAGGCAGAGAAAATGGACGCAAGCCTCAAAAAGATTGCCGCAGGGGTCACTGCGTACTTTTCCATTCAGAAATTAACCGAGTTCGAGAGCAAGGTCATCAGCATAAGGAGCGAGATGGAGAGCCTACACGTTTCCTTCAAGACCCTCGCTGGTGAGCAGATGGGAAACGAGCTGTTCGAGCAGCTGAAGGACTACGAACTGCGCACCCCGATGATTATGAACGACCTCGCATCGGGAGCACAGACCATGCTCGCCTTCAACATTCCTGTGCAGGAGGTTATGGAGCACTTGAAAGCCATCGGTGACATTTCCATGGGAGACAGCGAGAAATTCAAGAGCCTCACCCTCGCCTTCTCGCAGATGAGCGCAACAGGCAAGCTCATGGGACAGGACTTGCTCCAGATGATTAACGCAGGATTCAACCCATTGCAGGTTATCAGCCAGAAGACAGGCAAGAGCATCGGTGAGCTGAAGGACGAAATGGAGAAGGGAGCAATCAGCACCAAGATGGTGCAGGAGGCATTCCACGCAGCAGCATCCGAGGGAGGTCAGTTCAACGGAATGCTGGAGCAACAGAGCAAGACGATGAAGGGTGCGCTCTCCAACTTGGAGGGAGCATGGCAATACATGCTCAACGACATAGGCGAGGCACAGGAAGGCTTCATCGTTGACAGCATCGACACCGCCCAGAAGCTCATCGCCAACTACAAGCAGGTTGGACAGATTATAATGGGCTTAGTCACCACTTACGGCATATACAGAGCAGCGGTCATGGTGGCGACCGTGGCAGAGAAAGGACACAGCGTCAGCATGCTGGCAGCACGAGCATCCATCCTGCTCACGCAAAAGGCGCAAGCCCTCCTCAATGCAACCATGCTCGCCAACCCATACGTGGCTGCAGCCACAGCCCTCGGAGTCTTGGTCGGTGCCTTGGTAGCGTGCAACGACGGACTGACAGCCGACGAACGAGCACAGAAATCATTCAACGAGGAAATATCCGAGGGCAAGAAGAGACAGGAGGAATACAACCAAGAGACGGAGACCGCCATCGACAACGCACAGAAGGATGAGACGGCAACCCACGACAGACGCAAGGCGATGAACCTCCTCATTGCAAGATACCCTACTATCATCAAGAAATACATTGATGAGGAAGGACACCTTAAGAACATCATCCAGCTTAAGCGAGAAATCGCAGAGATAGACGGACAGAAGACCGTAAGCGGTTACCGAAAGGAAGCCAGCAAGAACGAACGATACGCTGACATCCTGCGAATGGCAAGAAGAAGGCAGCTGGATACATTAGGCAGCACAAAGAATCCGTTTACAGAGCAAGAGCGAAAGCAAATCGACGAGGCGAAGGAGTATTACTACAAGCTCAACGGATGGACAAGCCGAATCACTGCCAACCTCGATGATATGATTCAGTTCTACACAGGTAAAGCCAAGAGCTACCAGCGACAAGCAGACAGAACCACCAGCACCCAGACAGCTAACAAGTTCATGGAGACATTCAAGAACATGGACAACAAGCGGTTGAACACCCTCATCAAGACGCTGGAGAACGCCAAGAGCAAGGGAGCAGCAAACACGACCTTCCAATACAAGGAGTTGAAAGGTCATGTTTTCAGCCAGAGCGACATTCAGAATATGCTCACCACCGCCCAGGGCATCAAGGGCTCACGAGGGAAGAGCAAGAGCAGCTACACCGCAGCCGACTGGGACAAACAGAAGAAGGATGCGCAAGCCAAACTCGACCAAATGCCAGACAGCAAGAAGGGAAGCAAGGAGTGGAAGAAGCAGGAATCTCTGCTGAAGGAGGCGCAAGACCACATCGCCAGCCGTTCAGTTTCCACGCACCAGCAGAGAGAATCCGCAGCCAAGAAACTACAGAAGCAGCAGCAAGTCGAAGCAGAGAAGAAAGCAAAGGAGCAAGCCAAGGCAGACGAAAAGAAAGCCGAGGAAACCTACAAATACGACAACACCACGAAGCAGCAGAAGACCGACAACGAACTGCTGCAAGCGCAAGCCATCGTGGATGCGATGAAGGAGGGAGAGGCGAAGAAGCTCGCCCAACTTGACGTGAACTACAAGAAGGAGAAAGCCGCCATCGACAAGGAGGAACAGGCTCTCCTGCAAGCCAAGATAGACCACGAAAAGACCTTGTGGGATGCAGACCCAGCGCATGAGAAGCAAGGCTTCTATGCCACAGGACAGCAGAAGAAGGTTCAGCTCACCGACGAGGAAAAAGCAGGAATCACCGCCAAGCGCAACTCACTCGACGCAAACACCACCCAGCAGAGAGGCGACCTGATCAAGGCTTTGCTTGAAAAGTATGACGATGAGAACGAGAAAGCGGAGAAGACCCGAAAGGCAATCACCGATGACATCGCCCAGCTTACCAAGCTGAGAGACGAAGCAGCTAAGCTGGGAGAAACCGACCTCGCCAAGAACTACGAGCACAAGCGAGAGCAAGCCACCCAAGCCCTCGAAGAGAACATACAGACGGTTTACCTTGAGGAACTGAAAAAATCCATTGATTGGGATGCGGTCTTCAACAACCTCGACAAGCAGACAACGGAAGAGTTGAAAGCCACCCGAGACAAGCTGATGACCTACAAGAACAGCAAGGAATACCAGCAAGCGACACCCGAAAACAAGAAGGTGGTCACCAACGCCATAAGCCAGCTCAACGATGCCATCATCAAGGGAAGCGGAATCTTCGGCAACCTCGCAGAGAACTGCAAGACTTACGAGGAAGCCAGCGAGCGATACACAACCGCCCTGCAAGAGTTGAACACAGCCCTCTCGGAGTTTGATGACATCGAGGACAGCGACGCACCAGAAGAGGCGAAGGAGGCTGCAAAGAAGAAGGTGGAGGCAGCACAGAAGAAGGCAGACGAGGCGAAGAAGGAGAAGGACACGTCCAAGGTCAACAGAGACAAGTCCATTGACACCACCACCAACAACCTCATCCAGCTAACGAACGCCATCACACAGCTCGGCAGCACCAGCGAAATGAGCCTCTCGGAACTTGGAAGCACTGCAAGCAGCGTGGCTTCAATCTTTGGAGAGGCAGGGTCAAAGATTGGAGGCATCATCGGTGCCATCCTTTCATTGCTAGACCAGATACAGAAGCAGGGGCTCTTCAACTTTGTGCAAAACGTTTTCCAATCCGTATTCGGTGCAGTCGGTGGTATATTCAGAAGCCTCACAGGAAGCAAGCTCTTCGGAACGGACACCACCGTGGAGGAGACCATAAGCGACCTAACCCAATCCAACAAAGACCTTGAATCAGCGGTGGACAGACTGACGGAGGTAATGAAGGACAAAGCAGGACAGGAAGCTACCGACACATACCAACGAGCGAAGAAGAACCTGGAGGAGGCGCAATCCAACAAAAAGAGAATTCTCATAGAGACAGGAGGCGCATACAGCAACGGATTCCTCGGCATAGGAGGCAAGCACTCATCCAACGCACATATTAACGACGTGATGAAAAAATCGGAATGGCAGCGCATCAGCGAGATTACAGGGAGAAGCGTCAATTCGGCTGAGGACTTTTGGAACTTGACAAGCGAGCAGATGGCGAAGGTGGCAGACGAAGCAACCGACCTCTACACCAAGATTAAAAACGCCAGCAACGACGGATACAAGAGCAACGCCAGCAACATGGATGAGTACATCGAGTACTACAAGAAGCTCATCGACTTACAGAACGATTACAACGAGGCGGTCACAAACCTCTCCTTCGACAATGCGAAGGACGGCTTGAAGGAATTGCTGAAGGACACCACAAAGGGCGTGAAGGATGCAACACAGAAGGTCAAGGAGTACATGGAGGATGCCATCCTCAACTACATAACCAAGACCACCCTCGCACAGGATATGCAGAATTGGTACACACTGTTTGCAGACGCAATGGCAGACGGCAAGCTCGACCAAAGCGAGAAAGCTAACCTTCAACAAAAATACGAGGAAGCCTACCGCAAGGGAGAGCAAGCGAGGGACAACGCCTACGCAGCCGCAGGAATCGACCCGAACGACAACTACGACCAGAGCAGCACAAGCGCAAGCCTCAGTGGAATGACGCAAGACCAAGGCGAGGAGATGAACGGTCGCCTTACCAGCATACAGAATAGCCTGGCCATCGTTTCTGATGCCGTCCAGCAACAGGCAGAGAACAACGCAAGCATCGCCAACAGCGCAGCCATCATCAGGAGCAACCTCGATGACATGATGGAGGTACAGGTGCAAGCGGTCGCACATCTGGAAAAGATAGAGCGATACACCAGCGAGCTGCCATCCATGAACCAAAAGCTGGAAAAGATAAGAAAGAACACCGAGAACCTATAAGGAGGCAGGACAATGAACAGAATAGGAGAATTATTCATCAACGACATGGACGCATTCGGCAGATGGGGCGTTTGTCTTAGCGATTCATCCCTCTGCACCCTCATAGAGCCAGAGCCACTGAAGGATGCGGTCAGCAACAAGTCAGCAACCGAGAACGGAAAGCAGGTGCGAAGGGAGAAGCAGCCGAAGGTGGACGAAAGGGACATGACCCTATTCGTCCAGCTTTACGCAACAAGCAGGGACGAGATGTTCAGCAAGCTGAAGGACTTCAAGACCGAGCTGAAGAAGAGGCGCATCAACATACGCACCAAGTTCGAGGAAGGCGTGGTGTACCGATGCGACTACAAGAGCTGCAAGCAATTCAAGTCTTACTTCAAGGGATGCGCAACATTCAGCCTCACGCTGAACGAGCCGAACCCAGCGAACAGAGGAACGGAGGATACAGACAATTATGAAGATACAACTTTATAACAGGGCGCAAGCCAAGGCATACACCATCCCTGTGGGAAGCGGAAGCACCTACACATGGAAGAAGCAGGAGGAAGAGTACATAACCGTCAATTTCTCCAGCGATTCCGTGCTTGCATTGAAGAAGGGATTCTACGCAGAGATAGAAGACCTTGGGCGATTCGAGGTCGTGGACTTGCCGACACCGACAAAGGCGAGCAAGGACATCGGCTACGATTACGAGCTGCGCCTGGACCGCCCATGGTACAAATTCAAGAACCGCATCATCTTCTTCAGAAGAGGAAGCGTGAACGGAATGGAAGCCAAGTGGAGTCTCACCGACACCTTGAAGGCGCACGCAGGAATCCTCACCGACAACCTCTCGAAGATTGGATACACCTACGGAGGCAAGGACTACATCGTTTATATCCACGATGACGTAGAGAAGAGGAACGAGGCAAAGTTGATAGCATACGACAGCACGACCCTCCTCTCCGCCCTCGACAACATAGCCGAGACATTCGACACCGAATGGTGGATAGAAAAAAATACCATCCACTTCGGCAGATGCGAGCAAGGCGACCAGATCATAACGCTGGAGCAAGGCAAGGAACTGAACGGAATCAGCAGAAGTGAGGACAGCGAGGAACATGGAACCAGACTCTACGCATTCGGCTCAAGCCGTAACCTCAACCAGAACTACAGGCGAAAGCTGAAGAACCCGTTCACGATAGACGGATTTCACAACCTCTACACGAGTAAGGTGAGATTCACCACAAACAAGCCGAAGACCTTCTACAGCGAGAAGATGCGCATCAAGATAACCAGCTACAGCAAATACGCAGGACAAACATTCAGCTTCAAGGTGGTGAGCGGTTCATACGCTAACCCAGCAGCAGGGCAGACCGTCTCATGGAACAACCCGACATTTGAAATCGAGGTGGGAAACATGGCGGACGCTATAGGCTTTCAGAACGGCACTGGGGTGCAGTTCATCATCGGAGACGAGACAGGAGGACAGACCGACAACAGCAAGACCACGATGGTGAAGGTGGAGCGAGAGAGCTACCCGATATTCAGCTTCAAGGACTTGCAGCTACAGAGGAAGGCAATCACCAAGGCGAGTACCATCACGCTGGCAGACAAGACCACGACAGGAATCGAGTTCGTCGGCATAGCCAGCGACGGCACAAGCAGCGTCAACGACGGCAGGGACTGCTACGCATTGACCGACAAATCCAAAAAGCTGACAGGCAGCAGCCAGCAGGTTATCCTGGCCCACCTTGCGATGGCTTACATCAACAAGCTCTACACGGAGCCGATAGACGGACAGAGCGAGGTGGCGATACAAGGAGTTAGCGACACCATCCTCCAGCTCCCGATAGGAACGCCATACATTGACAGCGACCCAAACCTGGACCCAGACGACATCACGGACATCGTGAAGACATACGAGGACATCTACCCAAGGGCACTGCTCACCATCACGGAGGTCACGGAGATACCAGCCAAGACAACCGACACGGACACAGGCAACGTCACCTATTGGACTGCATACCGATTCAAGGCGAAACTCAAGGACGGCTCGCCTTTCATTTTCGACAGCATCTACGAGACGCAGGAGGAGAACAAGCCGCTGAGCATACACTTCGAGAGCGGAAAGCTGAACGGCATGGATTTCGAGGTTCACTTCAACCCAGACGCAGACACCGATGACAAGCAGCTCTTCGAGATTACGAGGAACGACACCTACACCCTCGAACTTCCGAACGAGACGATGAAGCCAGCGGTCGGTGACACCCTCTACATGTACAACATGGACATAACATTCATCGATGACGAATTGGTGGAGGCAGCGGAAATGGAGTTGAAGGCAGAGGCAGAGAAGGACATGGCGAAAATGAAGGTGGACAGCGGAACCTACGAGGGAACGACGAACCCCGTCCTCTTCGGACAGAAGGGAATCGAGCTGACATACGGAAGCAAGGTGAAGCTAATCGCACCCGAATACTTCCATACGGAAGACCACGCAAGGGAGAGCAGAATCATCGGCTGGGAACTTGACCTCGAAGACTTGACACAGGGTGAGTATAGCATCGGAGAGAGCAAGCACACCAGCAACAGCGAGAGCCTGGCCAGCACCGTGGACGAAATAGTGTATTACAACAGCCAGCTGCAGACAACCACCGCCCAGGGGAACATCCCTGCATACGACAAGCTGATAACCGAGCTCCAAAACAAGATGCAGTTCTTGGAGAAGAGAATGGACACCAAGCTGAGCAAGGTCTATGAGGACAGCGCAAGGCAGCTCATCAACCTCTACAAGGGAATGACAATAGGAGACTTTGTGAGCGGACAATTCGGCAAGGGCGCATACATCGACCAGATGGGCAGAGCGGAACTCCACAGCCTCACCATCCGTGAATTCTTGGAAACGCCAGAATACAGATGCAACAGAGTGACAATCCAAATCGGAAACCGCTGGAGGGCAGCAGGAGGTGGCATCATCAAGGAGGTGATACCAGACACCGACAGCGAAGGAAACCAGCTCGCAACAGGAACAATCGTCCTCCACCTCCAAGACGGAGAAATCGGCAAGATTGCCGTTGATGACATCTGCCAAGGCATCTGGCACGAAGGCATGGTCATAGAGAGCAACGAGAGCGATGACTACGACGATGGCATCGGAAACTTCAAGTTCGCAGGATTCTATACCGCATACTTCCGCATCACGGAAATCATCGACACCGCCCACAACAGCAGGGTGCGCTACGCATTGAGACCGACAAGCGACACGTGGAAGACCCAATACCACCCACACGAGGCGATGCACTTTGTGGCTTACGGCAACTTCAGCGACACCACGAGACAAAAGAGCCGATACAGCACGCTGACATACGAGCGATACCTGCAGGACGTGAACAATTGGGAATTCAGCAAGGACATGATAGCCGCCCAATTCGGAGACTTGACGAACCTCAACATTTTCGGATTGAACATGAAGGGGTACTCCGCATACCTTAACAACATTTACATGAGCGGAACCATCGAGCAATTCGAGAGCCAAGGCAGGAGGATGCTGATAAACCAAAGCCTCGACGGATACATGTCGGTGGACGAGACGGAGACCGTCACCATTCAGATTGTGGACGGCTACCTGCAAGACCACACGGACGAATACACATTCAAGGTGGAGCGAGACACAGGCGACACTGCATCAGATGCTGTCTGGAACGCAAAGCCAGAGCACGCCAACTGCGGGTCCAAGTTCGAGATAAGCTACAGCGACCTGCATATCAGCCCAAGCCACAGCGGAATCAGCACCCTGTTCTATGTTACGGCAGACGATGGAAAGGAAACTCCACTGACGGAGCCTATCGAATATTAACATTAACGCAGAAGGAGAAAGAGAATGGTAAACAAGAAAAGGACATTCAAATCGGAGCGCAAGCACACAAGGCTCGACTTCTCGCCATTGCAGACAACCTGCGAGCTGGTCTGCATCACGGCAGACTCGCCAACGGCACAGACAGCCAACACTGCGCTGGGGCAATACGAGCCAGACCGCTCGGTCACCCCCACCATCATCAGACCGCAGACAACGGTCAACGACCCCGACGGAATCTACACATCTGGAATCAACAACCACAACCTGGCCAGAGACCAGCACGCATGGTTTGTGAACGGAACACCGATAGCCAAGGTTTGGAAGGAGGGAACGGACTACGCCATTATCAAGGACACCAGCGATGACAACGGCAGCTTGAAGATTATGCGCAACATCGTGCCAGGAGAGGTGGCGACACTTTCCTACCAAGGCTCGTTCAACGATTTCAGAACAGGAACGAACTACGTGGTGAACGGAGGCGGAATGGCACTCACCACCACAGACAAGGGAGGAAACAAAATAGATTGCTCGGTGGATTGCGAGCAACTCGCATACGACCCATTGAAGGACGAGCTCGCCCTTTATGAGTACTTGGTGGCAGAGGGAATCGAGAAGGCAGGACAGCGTGACAAGTTCGTCAACGGCAAGAGTTACGAGCGCACCGTAACCATCACTCTCACGAAAGGAACAGCCACCATCACGGAACTACCAAAGGGAATGACGATGCGTCTTGTCGAAAGAGGAAAGAGCACGGCTCTTGCAGCTGGAACTCTCGAACACCCAGAGATTAAATCAGTGGCATTTCCACACATCGGATTCGACATGAGATTCACATGGCAAAAGGAATTCGAGGTTCAGTTTGTGGACGCAAGCGGAAAGGTTCAAACGAGCGCAGGAATCAGCCTCATAAGAGACATGAGCTGCCTCACCCAGCACGACGTGGCAAGGGGCAACGACATTGTGCCAGGACAGCAGAGATACTACAACTACGGAATCTTTGCAGCAGGAGACCAGCCAATCCAATACCCCGAACTTTTCTACAATATCCAATGGTGGACCCAGGCAAGAGTCTATGACGCAAGCACCAAGGCGTACAAATACGCAGGGCGAATAGACAGACAGGCAGGAAAGAGCATGGAATGCAGCGTGGAATCATTGGGCATCGGCTACGAGAAGAACCTTTGCTGGTTCGACGTTTCGATGGACATCGAGGAAAGAGAGCCAGCAGCCGTACTGACGGCAGCGGACACAGGCACCGTCCTCACAGACGAAAAAGGCAACGTTTTAATTTTTTAGCTTATGAGATACGCAATAGTCGATACAAGCAAGGCGGAAGCCAAGGGGCTAAAACCAAAATACCATCGAACGAACAACACAGGCTCGAAGATGGCAGTGAACGAGAACGAATTACTGAAGGTGGACGAGAACCCAGAGCAAGCAGCAGAGCAGCTCGGAGGCAAGCTCCAAGACCTGCAGGAATTCAAGTCAGAACTTAACAAATGGGATGAATAAGGCATGAGTAACAAAATCAAGGGAGCGTTCACGGTGCGCTTCATCAGAACAGGCGACCAGATCTACGTCACCAAGAACATCGTGAAGTTTGACAAGAACGGAGCGGAAAGCGGAGGCTCGCTCTTCCAAGCCATCGACCCGACAAGCGGAACTTTGTCCGTCGATTGGAAGACAGACATCTACAACCAACCAGCGTTGAAGGTCGGAATCAAGAGCGCAGTCGGCAACCCCGTAACCATCACAAGCATCAAGTGGACATACAGAGGGACGGAGCTGACCTTCAACACCAGCGCAGCCACCACAGGCAACTACCAAGGATGGCAGCTATCCACCGACGGAAAGTTTGCGAAGAAGGAAGTGGACGGATTCTGCTACCTTAGATTCATAGACAACGCTGCAAGCACGACAATTATCTCAAATCAGATAATCGGCTACGAGATTAGCTACATCTCGAACAACGTCCGAGACAGCATCAGCGGAACGGAGGACGTGCTTATTCAGCAAGCTGGAGCGGACAGCTACAGCATAAACATAACGACAGATTGCAGCACGCTGAATGCGACACAGACAAGCACCACCCTCACGGCAACATACCTCTACGGAACGAAAGCTATAGGAGACACGGAGTTCGCAGCGAGCTGGAAGCTGGAGTGGTACAAGGATTTCGTTCTCATCGCAGGGCAGAACGGAAAGACCTTGAAGGTGACACGAGATGACGTGGACGGCAGCTCGGTGTTCAGCGTCAAGCTCCTGCACAAGGAAGGAGACAACTGGGTAGTGAAAGCCGTGGACGCACAGCGAGTGACAGACGATGCAGACGAATGGACAATCGACGCAGAGCCAGATGGAGCGAACCCAGATGCCATATCCAAGACAAGCAACGCCAAGTTTGTCCTCAAGCTGAAACAGAACGGAACGGCTTACACAGGCTCGGTCACATGGGGCTGGGAGGTTTACAACGCACTCAACGCTAAGACAGCGACCAGCACAGGCGCAAGCGTGACCCTCACAGCGGAAATGGCGAAATGTGTGCCAGACGCAAGCAACCCAGACAAAAATTATTACTCAGACGTAGCTGTCGAGGTTTCGGCAGAGATAGCATAAAACAAAACAAAGGAGACAATACAAATGACAGCATTCAAAAAGATTACAGAGTTCGACACGGCAACAAGCCTTAACGGAAGCGACTACATCATGGTGGTGGCAGGAGGAACACCAAAGCGCATCACCCTCGACAACTTACGTGCGATGATGGAAGAGAACCAGCAGCAGTTCTTAGACGAGAACGCCTTCTATATCGAGGAGAACACCGCATCGAGCAAGGGAGCGGCATACTGCGAGACAGGAGGCAGCAGCCTCATGCTCCAGATTTGGCTCTCCAAGATTTGCGCAATCCTGATGACAACAGACGGACACTTCACCAAGCTCAACCCAAACGACCACCGATACACAGCGGACGGAGACCAAGTAGTGAAGAACGGAGCTGTGGTGGACGCATACAAAAATGCGGATTGGTTCGGCATGATTGAGGGTGGTTATTGGAACTACCTACAGGAGGTGACAATCAGCGGAGTGAAGCGCATAAGACACCACATCTCACTCACACCGCTGCCTGGAGGATGGTTCACCAAGAACATCCCAGTCGGCATGTTCAAATGCGTGATTCAGAGCGGACAGATGAGAAGCATCCCGTTTGTTGTTCCAAGCGGAGGAAGCAACATCAACCAATTCTTCAACTACGCACAGGCTCGAAGCAAAAACCACGGACTCGCTGGCGAGCCTTTCCGTAATTTCCTCCTTCAGTACATGATGGCGAAATACGGATACCGAGACATACAAAACTTGAAGGCAAGCGACGGAACCGCCATCTTTGGAGTCGGACTCGATGGAACGGAGAAAAGCGCAAGCTCAACATTAGCCGATGGATTCGCAAGACAGAAGAACATCAAGACAGGAGCATGCCTCGGACTTGGATACAACGACGGAAAGGTGGAGGTCAAGGACGCAGACAACTACACATGCCACAGCGTGAACGTGGGAGTTTGGGAGAACCCATACGCCCAATATTGGGAGATGGACGGACACCTCTGCTCGGTTGGAAACGACGTTTATCAATGGGACGAGAACTTCTTACCAACAGGCACACCGACGGTGGACAGCTTCGCAGCGGTCAAGCACAACAAGCTGACAAGACTTGCAGCCGAAGGCAATAGCGATGCAGACATCACGCTTATCACCACCAAGGGAGCACAGCACATGAGCTACGTGCCGACGAAGCAGCATACAGGCATCACATACGGAGACCACTATTGGTATAACGCAAGTGGGCAGCTGTGGTTTGGTGGCGGCCCCTCGAGCCACGGTGCGAATTGCGGTCTCGCTTCTGCGGACTCGAGCTTCGCCTGGTCGTTTGCGCATGCGGGCCTCTCGGCTCGGCTTGATTTTCATGGCGACATCCAGGAGGTGACATCAGCCGAGCTGAAGAGACTTCTTGCGAGCGCATAAAATGAAGCAAGAAACTCAACCAAGAAAAGGTAACTAAAAAGGGGGTGTGGGGGATTCCCCCACCCAACCCCAAAAGCAAAAAATAAGACAAAACCCCTCGCCCAGCTCGTGGCGAGGTAGGCAAAGGAAAAGGACAGCTGTGGTTTGGTGGCGGCACCTCGAACAACGGTGCGAATTGCGGTCTCGCTTATGCGAACTCGAACAACGCCTGGTCGAATGCGAATGCGAACATCTCGGCTCGAATTACTTCTACGTTTTCGGAAACGAAAAACGACAACGATAAGGGCATCGGTACTGCGTCATAGGAAAATGCCCGCCTTTTCTGAGCCTCGGCAGCTGGCGCATAAGTAAAGCCAGTGATGAGCCGAAACAAATCGAACTTGCGCAGGCAACGCCCAGCGACCTGCCCGTGGTGTTAGTAAATCCGACCACAGGGGTCGGAAGTTGAAAGCTCTGCACAGAGAGAAGCAAGCCCAACGAGAACAAAGAACGAGCAAGACTTGATAAAACGAAAAAAATGCCGAAGAGACAGGGTTATATTTATGATTGCACATGGCAATGGGACACCTTGAAGGAGGCAGACAGGGTCTCCACAAGGCGAAAGAAGAACTACGGGGTCAAGAAGCACAGGAAGCAATGGCTCAGAGACCTCGTGGAGGTTCAGCACCTCATCATCAACCGCCAAATCAAGACGGACGAATACAAGCACATGAGGTTAAAGAACGGAAAGAAGGAGCGAGACATCAGCAAGCTCAACTTCCACCCGAACCACGAATGGCACCAAAGCCTTGTCTTGGTAAGCCACGACAGGATAGAGCGCACATTGATTTCACACACTTATGCGTCAAGAATCGGCTACGGACAGATAGCAGGTGCGCTTCAAGTCAAGAGATGGCTAAGGGAAAACGCAGGAGAATGCCTGTGGTTTGCGCAGGGCGACATTTGCCATTATTACGCAAACATCCAGCACACCCTCCTACGCAAGAACATGGAACACCTTTTCAAGGACAAAGAATTCATAGATGCCTACATGGAGCCGTTCGAGAGATTCGCTCCCGAAGGAAAGGGAATACCGCTCGGAATACGACCAAGCCAAGACAGCGGAAACATCGCACTCATGACATTCGACAGGTTCATGAAGGAAGAGGCAAAGGCGCACCTTTTCATCCGATACCTTGACGATTTCGTCATATTCGGAAAGACGAAGGGAGAGGTGAAGCGAAAGATGAAGAGAGCCGTGGCATTCCTTCGGAAGCTCGGATTCGAGGCACACGAGCCAAAGATAAGACCGATAAGCGAGGGCTTGGACTTCCTGGGGTTCGTTTACTACGAGGGAGGCGACATGTTTTGGAGGAAGAGCGACAAGGTGAACTGGCTCAAGAGAAGAGCGAAGGTCACCAACAAGCGAAGACTCCGAGAGATAGACGCAGCCGCATGGGGCATGATAAAATGGGGAAACAGACACTGCAAAAGATTATACAAGATGGAAACAGGAATAGATTTATCGGACTTGGGCATCAAGATGCCCGACAAGAAAGACAAGAACGGAAAGCGAATCATCGACTCGCCAAAGATTACGACCGCAGTCATCCTTAACAAGGAGATAGAGGTCATCGATTGGGTGAAGAACGTGGAGACAAGCTACGGAGCAGGACGATATGCAGTTGAAATCGTCTTCTTCGGCAGCAAGAACAAACTCATCGTTAACAGCCCGAGCATGAAGCAACTCATCGACGCATTCGAGACAGCGCACGTAACCAGCTTCAAGACCGTGGTCATTGACAAGGGAGGCTCGCACTTCGAGTTCAGCCAAGTCAAGATTCTCACGATAGACCACCGCCAGGTCGCCAAGACCGATGACGGAAAACTGATTTATACAGACACCAACGAGGTGGTAGACCTCGCCAAGTTTAACAAAAACAAGGAGACAGAGAAATGAAAGAGAACTACGGAAACATCAGACGAGTGTTCATGACAGAGCAGCCAGCGGTCTATGACCGCAAGACAAGGATGGCATACATGGACTTCCAGCCAGCCACCCAGGTGCAGACAACCACCAGCGAGGACACCAGCACGACCAAAGCCAAGGATGCGAGCAAGGAGAAGACCATCGACGGATTCAGCGGATTTGCAATCCAGACGGACGGCATCATCGACTACGCACACTTGAAGAGCCAGCTCGTGGAGGCAGCGTACCCACAGAAGGAAGAGCACGCCCTGGCTTTCAACACCATCGACGCTTTGCTGAAGAAGGTGAACGGAGAAGAACTGACGGAAGATGAGAAAAAGGACATCGAGACTTACAAGGATTTCTCAGAATACCGCCAGCTTTGCGCCAACTGCGCCAAGAGCATCATCGACACTTTGTTTAACTAAATGGAGAACCCACCATGCAGAAAAAACGGAAATTCAAGGCAGCGTTCACCTGCAGGTGGGCTCCTTCAGACGGAGCTGACGGAAAGGATGGGCAGGACGGAAAGGACGGCATCGGCATCAAGTCAGCCGATGTAGTCTTCTGCCAAAGCACCAGCAACACGACACCACCAGCGGACAATGCAGGATGGGTCACCCTTTTCTCACAGCTTAGTCTGACAGCCGACACCTACATCTGGAGCTGTACCAAGATAACTCTCACCAACGAAAAGACAAGCTACACAGGCAAGCAATGCCTCGGAGCGAGCAAGGACTTTGTGACAATCACGGAGCAATACGCAGTCGGAAACAGCGGAACGAACGCACCGACAAGCGGATGGAGTACGAGCTTCACGCCAACAAAGGAGCTATGGGTATGGACACGAAACAGAATGCAATGGACAAACGGAGCGTTCACATACACAACCCCGATTTGCATCGGGTACTTTGGCAAAGACGGACAGAAGGGAGACCCAGGCAAAGACGGAACTAACGGCACTGACGGAAAGGATGGGCAGGACGGAGCAGATGGCGAGGATGGCAACGGCATCAGCTCGCAGACCTCCTACTTCATCGCCACAGACAAGACAAAGGTCACCGCCTATTCATCGGTAAGCGGATGGAGCACCACCTTCCCAACAGCGACAGAACAGAAACCATACGTTTGGAAATGCGTGAAGACCACCTACACCAAGACAGGCACAAGCTACTCCACGCCAGAACTCATCACCACCTACCACAGCGGTGACAACGCCAACATCATCGACAACGCAGCATTCACAAGCGCAGACAACATGACGGCATGGAGCGAGAAAAGCATCTATTCTGCATTGAGCGGAAAGACCGCACCAAGCGACATCGGCAGGATTGACACATCCGAGAGGAAGGACAGCCACAACTCCTACTACGACACTTGCAAGGCTACAGGCGCAACCATCTACTACAAGGAGATTCTGAAACAGACAATCCAAGCCGCAAGCAAGGGCATCACCAAGCTGGCAGGTGGGCAATGGTACACCTTCAGCTTTTGGGCGAAGGGCAACCAGCAGACGATCTGGGTGAACGAGACGAGCAGCAACTACGGATTTGCAGGGAAGGATTTATACCTTGTGGCTGGAAGAACGTACCGCATAGCTGTCTGTGGAAAGATTGACTCAACGGCTCTCGCCAACGGCAAGGAGCTGCGCACGTTCATCTTCAACAGCGCATGGACGGAGAGCAACAGCGTCGCAATCAAGAGCACCAGCCAGACAACCGCATACATGACGTTCACACCTAAGACAACAGGCGCATACAAGCTCATGAGCTACATGTACGACAGCACAGCCCCACGAACAGGCACCGTAACAGTTTACACCTACAGCATCACGGACAGCTTAGACCTCACCACCTACATCTACCCGACAGCGGTGGACACGAACACCAAGATGATTGTGGACGGAGTGGAGCAAGGGAATACGCCAACAGACCTCGGAGTCTCATGGGCATTGACAAGCCAATGGAAGAAGCATACGGTAACCTTCAAGACTAAGGCAAGCATACCGAGCAGCGACGCACAGCAGGTGTTGTTCAGATTCCAACCTACACCGAACGAGGAGGCGTACCGCCAGGTTTGGATTTGCATGCCGAAGCTGGAGAACGGAATGTTCGCCACAGGGTTTGTAGACGGCATCGATGACCTGCGAGGAATCCCTGGCCTTATCGAGCGCACCAGCGAGTGGAGCGCAGGGACGGAATACCACAACGACGAAAGCCTGTCGGGAGGAATCCGATACCTTGACATTGTGACGGTCACGGACAACACAACTGGCAGCTTTGCCATGTACCAATGCATGGTCACGCACACTTCCACGACAGCCAACGCACCGAATGGAGGCGACAGCACCGAATGGCTCAAGCTGAACCAGATGCGACCGATTTACACGCCTCTCATCGTGGCGAAGAATGCCGTCCTCAGATTCGCCCAAACGAACCGCATCCTCATCACCAACAGCCAAGACAAGGTGCAGGGGTGCTTTGGAGGGGTCGAGGATGAAACAAACGGCTACCCTTTGTGGATTGGAGGAATCACGGCAGCAGCATCCAAATTCAAGGTCAGGTACGGAGGACAGCTCGAAGCAAGCGAAGCCATAATCACGGGAACGATAAACGCAACCAACGGAAAAATTGCAGGATTCACCATAAGCGGAACATCACTCACGAACACGCCATGGACGAACGACGCTACTATCATTTTCAGAAATGATAACAAAAATTGTTTTGCAGGAATCGGTGGAAACGTTCTACCTGCTTCGACAGGACTCAGAGCTGTGGCAAGATTCGAGAATGAAGACAAGACGAACCAATGGGGGCTCGACAAGAACATCGCCATGATTTTGTCCGCAAAGAACGGAACATTCAACTTTGCATTCACAGGCAGTGGAAATGGAATTTTAAACGGAGCTATGGCAGGTTACGCAATGGAAACGAAAGAAGCGAACAAAGAAAATACCTGCTTCATTTTAGAGCCAACAAATGCACTTTCATTTCACGTGAAGGTATCCAAAAAAGATGCGTCCATAGGATTGCCAACACTTTCGTGGATTCGCTTATTTCTTGGAATTCCAGAAGGGACAGAATTTGCAATTACAATAGACATTATAATAACGGTTACAGCCACAAGCGAGAATTGGAATGGTTCATTTATATACGGCAGAAACAGCAAAGTTAAAGGAATGAACACAACCGAGTACCCGTCAGCAGATTGGTCCCAAGAAAAAAGATACGATTATTATGATGGAGAAACAAGATATTACTATTATTTTGCAGGAGGATTAAACAGAATCGTCCTCACTTATAAAAATGGAAGTTATCTGGCTTATGCAGTAAAGACTTCAGAATACAATAACACCATCACAAACAATTAAAAGGAGAACAGAAAGATGAAAATCAACTTCGAGAAAGTCGAGGTTTTCACGAACCTCGCCAAGACCAAGGCAGCGGTCATTGACATTAAGGAAGGGTTTGCGGACGCAATCTACACCCAGGGACAAGGGGTCGCATGCCACGCCCTGGCCTTGAAGATTTACAACTCCAAGGGAGAGGAGGAGTACAGCGACAAGGAAGCAGAGCTTATCAGCAGATGCTCCGAGCTTTGCACCCCAGCGGTGATGGACGGCATTCAGACAGCCATCACCAAGGCAAAGGAGCAGATGGAGGAACAGGCATGAGCGCAGAGATTCTACAGGCGATAGCCACCGCCCTCGTTACCATCTTGGGCTGCTTCATGTTCTACGACAGCAAGAAGCGAACAGAGGCAGCGAAGGCATCGCAGGAGGAAGCCAAGGCGACCGCCCAATATGCCAGCGGATGGAAAGACCTCTGCGAGCGAAAGGACAGCGAGCTGAAATCCAAGGATGCAAAGATAGACAGCCTCTACGAGATTCTAAGCCAACACCGAGCCAACGAGGACAAGCTAAAGGACGAGAACATGGAGATGAAGCTGAAACTCCAGGAAGCGAGCTGGAACCGATGCATCCGAAACGGATGCGACCGAAGAAGCCCACCACGCAAGAGGGAGGAAGAGGAAGTGAACTACATGGACAGAACGGATGAGGAAGGAGAATGAGACTTACCACATACCTAACCAAGTTAATACAGACCAACAGCGGAGCGTCCAGCAAGGCGTTCTTCTTGGTGAGCGTCACCATCATCGGATGCGCCCTGCTGCTGGTCTTGGGATTTGTCCTGCTTTACGAGGTGATGACCACGAACACCATCCACACAGACCTCATGGGGATTGCAGCGGTCATCGGGGCGATAGGCTCGCTTTTCGCCACGGCAGGAATCACGAAAGCATTCGGGGAGAGGAACGAGGCAAGCTCCCCAAGTAACAAACCAACAAACGACACGGAGGAATAACCAATGGCAGAAGTTAAGAAGTTCGAGCCTTTCGTTCTCAGATGGGAAGGAGGCTCGAAGTACACCAACAAGAAGAGCGACAGAGGAGGAGCGACCAAGTACGGAATCACCATCGCCACATGGCGCACCGTAGGGTACGACAAGAACGGAGACGGTAAGATAGACGAGAAGGACGTGCAGCTCATCAGCGAGGAAGACTTCAAGAAAGTGCTCAAGCGAAACTTTTGGGACAAATGGAAGGCTGACGAAATCAAGAACCAGAGCGTAGCCGAGATTTTGGTGGACTGGCTCTGGGCGAGCGGAAAATGGGGAATCATTAAGCCCCAGCAGCTCCTCGGGGTCAAGGCAGACGGCATCGTCGGCAAGCAGACCCTCGCAGCGGTCAACCGATACCCGAACCAACGCCAGCTCTTCGAGATTTTGAAGAACGCACGCAAGGCGTACATCGACAAGGTCATAAAGAATGACCCAAGCCAGATAGTCAACAAGAAAGGCTGGCTCAACAGAATCAACGCACTTAAGTACGAGGAGGAATAACCATGACAAAGGAACAAAAGACAAGCATCCTCGCCGTGATCATGCTTTGCATCGGTTGTTTTTTGGCAGCAGGATGCGCCACCAAGCGAAAGGCGATGATAGAGAAAACAACCACCAAGGAAGAGAGTAACTCCAAGGTGGAGCAAGAGAAGGACACCACCATCATCGAGACCCACGACACCACCAAGGTGAGCCAGCGCATCGTCCCCATCGAGGTGGAGATACCAGCAGAATGCAAGGAGCGCATCACCACTGACACCACGTCGGTGCTGGAGACAGACCTGTATAAATCGACAGCCACATGGTCGAACGGAAAGCTGACCCACACGCTGGAGGCGAAGCCAGGTGCGAAAGTCAAGGGACAGGCAGCGGTCACGGACACCACCAAGACAAGCTCCAAGAACGAGAAATCCAAAAGCACGAGGAACTCCTCTACGGATTCCAAGAGCCAGCAGAACGACACCAAGCAGGAAGCCAAGACAACCAAGCAAGCGAGCTGGAGCGCATGGCTGACGGCTGGTATAATAATAGGTATAGCCGCCACCACCGCCATCATTTGGAGATGGCGAAAGCGAAAACGAGCCAAGACGCCAACAACATGAGAATAGACCTCTTCACCAAGCAAGGTGGAGGGGTCTTTTTTTGATAACTTTCTTTAGCTAAGTGGTTGATATTCTGTAACTTATAATAACTCTAATTTGATACAACATTGCGAAAAAAGTGTTACCTTTGCAACAGATAAAGAAAAGGAAACGACCCCTTAACCAAGGGTCACAAACAGATAAAATAATGGAAACAACAATTACAATCACCATCAGCCTCTGCGACGCAAGAGAGGCAAACGACAGAATCATAGACAACCGCTGGCTCGCCAACCAGCTTCAGCAGACAGCCACGAACCAATGGCAGAGCTGGGAGAGTTACGACACCGACGATGAAGACGAAAGCGACAAGCTCTACGAGCTGAAGGACACCATCACCTCCACATTGGCAGGACTTGAATACGAGATTTTAGACAACGGAGAATTTTAACCAACACTTAAATATAGGAGACAAGAATCATGATGCAACAAGAGTTTGAAGACAGAGCAAAGTTTGAGGTTAGCGCAGATTGCTACCACAAGTGCATAGAGCCAGAGTACAACGCCAGCAAGCTGGACAAAGACGAATGGGTGAAGGAGTGGAAGAAGAACGGAGGTATCCAAAAAGCCTACAATTGGGAGCGCATGAACCGCCAACAGGCAGAGAAAGAAGCCAAGGCTGCACACGAAATCACCAAGGACGTGGCAGAGGAACGAGACTCATACATGAAGAAGGCAGAGAAGCTGCAGGAGAGCGTCAAGATGCTGGATGGAGAAAACAAGCAGCTGGATGACATTGCAGCAACGGCAACTGAGCAGATGAACCAGCTGGCAGAGTTCATCGCAAAGGTCGGAACGGAATACCAAGACGAACCGATGCTCAGAAAGGCGAAAGAAATCCTTGGAGTCAAGAGATACCTCACCTTCAAACTGACCAGCAACATCGAGCTGACAGAGGAAGACAAGAAGCTCATCATGACAAACTTGAAATAAAAGAACCAGGGGGAAGGATGCCAACTTCCCCCATAGCAACAAGAGACAATGAAACAGATAGAAGCAAAGACATTCGTGAGCGAAGACATCCTTCTTCACGAACACGAATACACCTACGGAAGCAAGAAGGACAAAAAGGTGGACTTCACCTACAGCAACACAAAGACAGGCACAGACACCACGAAGTACAAAGCATTCACATACAAGCAAGCCCTTGATCTGGCACGAAACAGACGAAACGACGGCAGATACAAGAACTACGAATTCATCATAGGATAAAAGGAAACGGCTGGGCTAACCACCCAGCCACAACAAGACAAACGACATGGATACTAAGAGAATCATCGAGAAGATAAGACAGGCATTCGAGAACGGCACCGTCACACAGGTCGATTTCTACAGCGACGGAAGCTGCGTAGAATTCAATTACACCGACCCGACAGGAGACCACGGATTGCCTTGCAGAATGGCAAGCACCCTAAAGCCAGCCGACGCATTGGAGGCTTTGAAGGGGTTCAGACTGAAAGAACACAAGCTCAACAAATGCTTTTAAGAAAGGAGGACAACATGGCAAGACCAAACTACATCCACGAATGGGAGAACATGCCCAGATGCTACAACCCTTTAGATTGCCCATTCAAGGCAGCACACCAAGGCTCAACCGAGAGAAGATGCTGCCTTCAAGACGAAAACTGCAAGAGCAGAGACAAGGAAGAGGTCAAGAAGTTCATCACACCAAAGCAAAAGGACATTGTCCTCACAGAACAACAGAGAGCCATCGAAGCAAGCGGACTCAGCAACCGATGCCTCCAATGGAGAATCGAGACAACGGAGAATTTGCTGAACCAAACCAAGGAGCTGGATATGGAAGAAACAGCCAAGGTGGTGCAGACATGCCTCGACATTTACACCAAGGAACGAGAAAACAGAAAGGAGGCAGGAACATGGGAGCAACCAAGAAAGTGGTAGAGGACACCGCATACAAGCTGACGATTGAGACTGACGATGGAGCGTATCGCCTCACCTTCACGAGGCGATACGACACAGAGACAACAGGCACAGGCAGAACCCGCTACGTTTACAGAGGATGGAGCGTGAGGGCTTACCACCTCGCCTGGGGTAATTGGAAGGGGTGCGACGCAAGCCATATCCCAGCCAGCTACAAAGACAAGAAGACCATCCTCCAATTCATCGGCAAACGCCCTGCATTCAGCCAAGCAACAAGCGAGCTAAAGCACTGAATATTTGATAACTTTCTTTAGCTAAGTAGCTGATTTTCTGTAACTTATAATAACTCTAATTTTATACAACTTTGAGAAAAATTGATTACCTTTGCAATAGAAAAAGAAACAAAGAGACAACAACTTTTAAGCCCTACGGCAACACGGTCAAGCCGCAACAAAATGACAAAATTTTATGTTAGAGCAGAAATCACAGGCGAATTCGTAACAAAGGAAAACTTCAACACCAAAGAAGAAGCAACCGCATACTACAACGCAAGAGTTGAAGACTCCATCTACGACAACGTAGATATTTGGGAGGCATAAAAATAAGTTTAACATTAAAAGATAAAGAATATGACACGCAACTTCACAACAAGCAACAGAGCAGCAGCCGAGGATTTGATTTGCACCGCAAGCCTTTACGACATCGACATCACAGCGGTCAAGGAGGATGAGAAGAACAACATCTTCAGCTACAACCTCAAAGCCAGCGAAGATGAGCTCGACGGATTGGCAGAGAACGAGATAAACAAGAATGAATGGACAATCAAATAAGGAGGAACAAAAGATGAAGAATTACAGAATCAACGGACAGCAGGTGACATTGAAGTACGAGCCAGACATCTTCACAAGAAGAGAGACAGCCGATAACTTCGCAAAGAAATGCATACAAACAACATGGGTCATCAAGGTAAACGGCAAGTTTTGGGCAGTTTGCCCACGAGACTTTGCAGCCTTGGAAAAGGCTGGATGCACATCACATGATTAAAGAACCAACAAAACAAGCAAGATATGAAACTTCAAATTTTTCAACAGATTTTCGACGAGCTCTCAGATAGCGAGCTACAAGCAACCATCACACTCAAGAACGGTAAGGAAATAACCTTCACCCCAGCGACGACGGACATGTACGCCATCGAGGAAGAATACAGCAAGGAGAATGAATGCATACCGACACCAAGCGTCATCGTCCTCGAAGAGGGAGGAGACCGAAGAACAACTTACATCGAGGTCGAGGAAATCGCAATGGTCGCAATTTAACCAGGGGAGGACAGAAACATGACAATCGAAGAAATGAAGACAAGCCAAGAGGCGATAGCCCGAATTTTGGAGGTCGGCACCTACGGCAGCGAGTGGTTATACATCGAGATTAACCAAGAGCAGACGCCAGCCAAGGTGCTGGAGGAAGCACACAGACTCCACACCTGCAGCAACGAGCGACAGGCATACATTCTCCTTCACGGAGGTGCGCTGAACTTCCACGACGGATACGAGGAAGACGATGACGAGGAAGGAAGACCACACGTCACCACCATCACGCTACAAGAATGGCAAAAGGGAATCGACCTCATGCAGAAGCAAGCCAAGAGAAGCCTCGCCAACCTGATTGCAGAGGTTGAAGATTACTACGATGCCAACAACGCCCTGCAGGTGGTGATGTTTGGAGAGGAGACATACGGATAGGAAGGACACGCCAGCCCAACCAGCTGGCACCAAGAACAGAGAGACATGACGGAACCAACAGGAAAATACAAGTACAGCAAGCGAGGAAACGGACGAACCCAGAAGCGCATCGGGGTAGCCATCGACAGCGAGCTGGAGGATTGGCTGAACACAAAGACCAACAAGAATCGATACATTAACGGACTGATTCGGCAGGATCTGGAGCGGTTCAACATTCGAGCAGCCTCCAAGGTGACAGGCAAGACCGAGGGAGAAATCCTCACAGAGATGCGAGAGGCATGGGAGGAAAAAAGACAACGGCAAGCCGAAGAGGAAGCCAAGCACAGGCGCAAGCCAAGGACAGAAGAATAACTGAGGGAGAATCCACAACTGGGTTCTCCCTTACTTTTTGCCATAGAACACCCAATCCAGCACCCGACGATTTGCCTGGTCCACCTTCCGCAGGTCGAAGTCGATATAGATGTCGGTGACAGAAGAACCACCATGACCAAGGGCATGGGCAATAACATCCTTCGGTACATCCAGCGAGGCTGCGATGGTCGCCCAGGAATGGCGAGCGACATAGGAAGACAGCATCGGGAAAGCAGGACGGAACACCCCCACCTCCCGATAGACACCCAGCTCATCGGTTCGCCATTCCTTAACAGTAGAGCCGATGGACTTCAAGCCACGACAGAGCTGGTAGGTGAAGGTGGTATAGTGCTTTCGGTTTTCCCCCCAGCGAACGAGGCGACCAAGACAGCCGTGGTACTTTTCAATGAGGGCAGCAGCCTCGGGTTCCACCTTCACATCATAGAGTCGCCCAGTCTTGGAGCGACGATAGGAAAGGCGACCATCAACCAGCTGGTCAGCATTCAGAGCCAAGAGGTCAACCAAATTAATACCGATGAGACAGAAGGAGAGCTTGAAGGCATCCACATACTGCTCCTGCCAAGGTTCGACATGATAGGAGAAGAGGGAACGAAGAACCTCCACCGCCACGGCTCGCTTTTTGGTCGCCTCGGTTTTTACCTTGAAGGTACGGAACGGATACCAAGAAGTCACACCATTGTCTATGGCATCATTGAAGACAGCCCGAACATTTCGCAGATGGATGGAGCGAGCATTCACGGACGGACAGCCACCAGCCTCAGAACCAAGCCAAGCTTCGAACCGAGAGAGCCAATCCTTGGATACCATTTCAAAGGAGAGCGACTCGGCATGAGAATCGAAAGCCAGCACCTTTTTAATGGTCACTTGATAGATTTCACGGGTCCGCTGGGACTTGCAAAGGGAGGCATAGGAACGGAAACGAGCCAAGAACAGATTCTCCGCACCAGCATCAGGACGCAGCTCGGAAGCCACACGATTCTTCACCTCGACGGCAGACAAGCCGACCAGATCACCAGCATTAGTCAGTTTTAATATGATTTCTGAGACACGAGCCATAGTCTGCAGCAAGAAGAGATTCGTCGATTCATCAGACATGGTACCACGAACCTTTTGCGCCTTCGCATCCCATTGCGAAGGCAGGACACGGACACCGACAGCAAGCTGGGCATGCTTATACTTATGGGCGAAATCGAGCTTCAAGGGAGCAAGACAGCCATCGGCAACACCACGGACATCGAGATAATAATGGACTTTTATCATTTTTCAAGAATTGACTTGCACGAATTTTGCACGAATTTTGCAACAAAACACCACAAAAAAGAATAATTTGAAACAAAGAGAGGAGACAAGAAACGGAGCAAAATAACGAGAAAACAACTGATTATAAGCGGAAAGAGGGGGATTCGAACCCCCGAATCGGTTTTGCCGATTACACGCTTTCCAGGCGTGCCTCTTCAGCCACTCGAGCATCTTTCCTCATGTGTTTGAACTTGCAAATCTCATTTG